AATTTCATTTTTTCTTTCCTCTTTTTTTAGCTTTTTTGCCCCAAGACTTTCCTCTTCCTCGCTCTTTACAAGCGCCGGGAGTTGGCCGACATGCGGGGTACTTCTTTCTTTTCTCGCCTGATCCACGGCCGCAAGACTTGTATCCGCCTTTACCGTCGGGGGCATTACAATCGACCCAGCCTTTCTTCTTGCCTTTGGCTCCTTTGCGACCAAACCAGTCACGGAGGGAAGATTCTTTCCCAGATTCAGTTCCAGCTTTCTTTTTCTTTTTTGATTTCTTTTTTGATTTCTTCTTCTTTTTTTTCTTTTCCTCGAGAGTTCCTTCACCATAACCGCCGCCATATTCCCAATCGGGTTCATCCCAATGGTATGCCTTGGCTTCGTCAATATCTTCATCTAGCTCTTGGCCTTCTTCTGCTTTTACGCAGTTGCGATATGTCTTTCCAAACATCTTCTTGGTCTTTCTCTTCTCGTGAGTCTTATAACCTTTTTGACATTTTTCATCGAGAACAGCTTCGAGCTCTTCCTCTATGATTCGTTGTAAATCTTCTTTGGTTATGTTCATTTTTTTTCTTGCGCCATTTTAGTTGCAGTTGCATACATTACGGACTTTGCATCAGAACCATAATCTTTTTTGAAACCTTTCATATTCTTCTTCATCCCCATTGCGAATTTTTCTTTTTGTTGCTTGTCCTTTTTGGTAAGCTTCTTTTCAGATAGGTCAACATCTTTATTATCGTCCAAGATGTAGTCACCATTTTGGTGCTTCTTTACTGACGGCATATCTTCAAGGGTCTTAAGGATGTCTTTCTCTTGTTCTTTCCCAAACTCTTTGAAGAATGGATCGAGTCCTGCTGCTCCACCTTCGTCTCTGAGGATCTTTTCGATCTTCTTAGGGTCGACGTGGGTATAACCCTTTTTGGCCATGCTTGTGTGATCTTGCTTAACGTCAGCTGCATACTTCTTTCCGCTCTCAGGGTCGTACATGTCGTGCTTTTGGAACTCTTCCTCTAAGCCTTCCTTTTTTGAGTTACCCCAGTTTTTGGCTCCAACCTTGCGGCACTTTACAAGAGCTCCGGAAGCATATGCGGAAGGCCAAACGTCATAGCGAGACTTTACCTTGTGATAGCAGGCATCTTTCTTCTTGGCTTTTGCTTTCTTTTTCTTTTTGCGCTTCTTCTTTTTCGCAGCTTTTCGCTTCTTACCTTTCTTCTCATCAAGCACAGCTGTGAGCTCTTCTTTGATAATCTGAATTAAATCTTTGTTACTAATTTGCATAACACTCCTTCGTTTCATATAAATAGTATCAAGCGACCCATTTTAGAGCTCTTCTCAGGTGATATCTTATTTTTCCATCTCTCCATTGAACTGCGATAAATCCACTGGTTAAATTTTCGCGGACGACTATCCCCAATATATAATTTGGATTGCTTCGTTGAAGCCGGGAAGTCACAAGATCTGCGACCTTAAGGGGTCTTTGATCCATCCCACTCAAACACTTGCTTTAGAAAGGCGCTGACCACCATATCTATACAACCCTGATTTCCCTCACAGTTTTGCAAGTGCCAAGCATAGGTTGTCTTTTGTTTCTGAAGCTTCTCGGACATTCTTACCACATCTTTCTCTAGAGATGTATTCGCCTCTTCGTAGTTTGGAATGTCGATTTTATATCGATCTATGACGTCAAAGAGTTCGCCCCATTGTCCTTCATTCATCGCAACGGTTGCTCTTTGAAACGCATTGGTGAATTCTTCGTGTCTTGGGTCGGTTTGTCCAACCTTGTCTGGGTGTATTTTCTTGGCGACAGACTTAAATACATCTTTATGTTTTTTTTGCTTACCCTTCACTTCAATTCTAGAATGGTCCTCTGGATATTCTATTTTTGTTGGACTGTTTATGATAACTTTCTTATTTTTGTCCTTCTGGAGATTATCTAGGTTAACGCCATTGTCTTCGCACCACTTTAGGTAGGTGCACTCAAAAGCTTCATTTGCCTCTCGCAATACTTCGTTATTGTATTCGAATTCAGCTTCTAGTGAACGGAACTCATTTAAGAGCTTTTTGAATTTAAGTTTGTCCTTCATCAGAATCTAAATAGTCCGCAGACACTCGATTAGACCGAGAGCCTAGAAGAATTTCTTTCTCTGGTCTCTTGACGATTGTGGACCTCGAGGCACATAGAAAGTTTCTATATTCCTCCCAATTTCGGAGATTGTGGAAATCATCAACTGGTATCTCATGTGATTTTTCCAAACTGAGAGGTTTAAATACTTTGTCCAATCCAAACCACCTAGCTGACCACATCTGAGATGGATCAAGGTAGATTTCCTCTCCCCATGTAGAACCAGGCGGCTTTCGGCCGGTTCCTGTACGGATTATTCTCCTAAAGTCTAGCCACTCATCTTTGCCAAATGTAAACGACATGAAGTTGTTATCTCTCACTGTCTGTCCATTGAAGCTTATATAGCAATTCTTTTTGGAATTAATTATCCTTCTATGTTCTCGTAGCTGGTATGGGGAAAAGTACCCATGAGGGAATGAAACATAATACTTAGAAGGTATCATCCAGTCAGAGATTCTCGCTAGAGTCTTGAAAGCAGTGACTGCTCCATGTATAACGGACCATGATGTACAGTCTCTCTTATGCCTGTCTTTTGGATTGACTCCGACGTAATAAATTGGAATCCTTCTTCTAGAAACTCCAATGTTCCTATCGAATGTCCTATGTGCCCAAACGGGATCTCCGCACCATCCGCCAAGTCTCTTTTTTATTATTGGAGCAAAGTCTCCATTAACAACAATCCAGATAGATTTACATCCAGCCCAAGCGCACTCTACAACGGCTGCTTCCAACAGATTGTAGTTCGCAGCAATAGGCATCATGCAATCTGGCCATGGTTGGTCAAAGTCGAATGTCTCATGTCCTGCGACTGGTATGATGCCGACTAAGTTCCTACTCTCTTCCGTAGCGTCTCTAGCGTTTTCCATGGTTTCTCCTTTGCTTGTTCCATATTATATATCTCTTCAAGTGAATATTTTGGCCTTAACGATTGAGATGTTACTCTCCTAAAGAACTCTATCTTTGGTCTCTTATAATACCTCTTATTTTTGCGTTGCCATGCGAACTTGCCGTTGATACCTGCAGACTTAAGCATGCGTAGTATCTTTATCATAGCTATACCTTGGCCATAGTCGGGACTTAAAAGTTGGTCCATGGTCATCCTAGAGGCTCCCACAAGGTCTTTTGTCTTGTTGTGTTCGACTCGGGGTGTTTTATATAAATTTAATTGATAAATGAAATCATCCTCAGGATCGATCAACATTGTCGAGTCATTCATGGACATTTCTCGAGTATCAAAGAAATCGTAAACATTAAAAATTTTTGTCTCCTTATCGAACCTGATGAGCTCATCGACGTGTAGGGTGACTCTTTTGTTTCCAATCGTTATGATGTTGACTTCTTTCTTGTATTTGCGAATATTGGATATCCTATTTGGACATATCATCAAAGAAGTCAAGCCAAGTGCAAAGGTTAAGTTATTATAAAGCTGCTTGGGGTCATCTGCGTTCATAAATCCAAAGTCGTAGTCCAGCAGTTTCAAATCGTGTCGAAATACATATTCGGGATCTTGCACTACGATCTTTGTCTGAGTTCTCCACGCATATAGTAGAGACTCTAGGGATCGACCAATGATTAACTTTGGTATCTTATGAGTCAAGATCACCTTTGCTATTTCTCTGCTTGATCAATTCTTCTGGTGTGTCGTAGCCGGTTGCTCCGTCGTCCCAAGCATTTTCGCCCTTGGCAAACCATTGTGGTTCCTTCTCGGTGCTTGGAGCCTCAGAGTCTGGGTCTTTGCTAAATGTTTTTCTCAATTCGTCTCTTTCTTCTATCATTTCAGACTTCATGAGTCCACGACCATCAGTAGACATCCACCAATCATTCATTTGACCATATAGACCTGATACCTTACCAGCTCCACCAACATATTTTTTCCCGAGTTCTAATTCAACAGACATCTGGTTACTAAAGAAAAAATTCAAGTAGTCTTCCCAGAAATGCTTTTCATATATGATATTCTTGTCTTTTTTTGGTAGTTTTGCAAAATCTTTTGATGTTAACTCAGAATAACCTCTTCCTTCGTAACTTATGTTTTCAAGTCTCTCTTCGAGTTCAATATAATATGATACAACTTGAAATCTTATAATCTTACGAACTATTTTTAGTCCAAACAATCTAAACCACCAAAATGTAACTCCAGAAGCCAATAGCGCTTTGACTTTCGACAAGGGGGTCTTATAGCCTCTAGTTCCCGTGGGTGGGATATCTTCTTCTTCAAGGTCATCGATCAATTTTTGAAAATTTTTATTAATAAAAGTTTTCAATGAATCTTTAAATGTTGGATTGGTAGAGGTAAAGGTTTCTAGAAACAAATCCAAACTACCAGGCATTACTCCGATCAAATCATACAATCCTTTGTTGTCCTCAGATAGTAGCTTACTCTCATTTATAATTTTAACCTTATACATCGTTGTTTAGTCCTTTTAAGAATTGTTCTGGTACCATTTTAAATAGTTCATTATCGATCTTAATATTGTAAGACCAAAATTCATTTGGAAAACCTGACTTTGTAGGCCAGTCGTGTTCAAACATCAATTGAGGCTCGGAAACTATAATTCCTAAGCCGTCGATTAGTTCACCAATAAAATCTTGACGGAACATGACAAGGTCACCAATTGAAAACTTAGGTCCCTCGCAAATCACGATAAGCACCAATTGAATAAGGCCAGATTTCTTCTGCGATCTCTAAACATGATTTTGCTACCTGTTGTATTTCCCATTGGGCACCTTCATGAGTGCGAAGGTCTATAAACTTAAGTAGGTTCGACAAGTTAACAGTTCCGTAATACTTCGCATAAAGGTTTTGAGGAAGAACTCCTCTCGCTTGCTCTCGACAAACTCCTTTAGCGATCAAATGGTTGAATAGATCCAACGCATGCTTGTGAAAAGCAACCATGGCGTCTGATGACTTAATGTAAGTGTCGGCAAACCGTGGTGTAATTACTGGATCAATCAAGCCATCTAGATTGGAAGCTTGACGGTTGCTCTCATGTTGAGTTCTGAAAGCCTTTGGTTCATAGAACTTCAGGTCAATTTCAGTGTATCGTCGTGAGATTTCATTGTAAGCCCAAGTCCGGTGTCTCATGTGCTGAGACCTTACGAACATTGGAACTTCAAACATAAATGTAATCGAGTTGTGCTCGAATGGTGACGTGTGCCTATGCTTGATCAAATACTTAATCAAACCCTTATCTTTTTTAGTTAAGGGCTTGGTGTTATCTTGACCAAAGGACACACGAGCGGCATTAGCTATCATCTTATCATCTCCAACATGTTGGATATAAGAGACCTTGCCAATACCGTCTCCGTAAAGTTTTATTTCTTTCATGATTCCTCTATATTTTTATTTTCTTACCTTAAGTCGTAATTGGACGCTTATTGTATAAGTCATCATCGCTCATCGGAGCGTTTGATGGATCATCCGAATAAAATGGAATTTGAAACTTCTTACCGGTTCTCGAAGAAGTAAATAGATTCGTTGCTTGTTGGACATTTGCTCCCGCAAGAACCATATCTCGTTCATCCTCAACATGATAGTCTGTGATGGCCGATGGATCATAGTTATAATCTCTACCGCTGAAGTGATTCGCTCTTAAGTTAAACATAGTAAAGGTCATCCAAATCTTGAAAGATCCTTGTGGTGGTTGAGACATGATGGAGTCAGGCGATCTGTCCTTGAAGTCTGGGTCTTCAAAATTTGCATCGTAATCTGATAGGTTCGTTGCTTTCATTTTTTGACCAAACACAATCGCATCCTGTAAATACTTCTTACCTAGCCTAATCGCATCCATCTTATCGATATCAAAAACCAAAAAGCTTAATTCTGGTCCAAAATATTCTCCGTCAACTTCCATATACTCCAAATTTAAAGAGTCTAGGTCTTGTCTTAATTCGGCCATCTTTGCTGAATTATCCCAATCTAATTTAACATCATTGATTTGACGTCTAATCTTGCGGAATGATCCTTGATTTTTATCGTCGTTTGGATCTATTACTTTCGCAGGTGGATTTTCTGCTGTAATTATCGCAACGGTTGCAGGTCCACTTTCTGATTGTAGAGTGCCTAATAATTTATCCAAGTTTTGATCTGTAGAGCCTATTTGTGCTTCGCTTAAAACCTCGTATATCATTTTTTTTAGCTTTTTAGTTGTAAGTTTCATTCTTCTAGTCTCCCGTAGACATAATTTTCTTTAACGACGTAAATAGTCTCAGATCCGGCTTTTATCTCCTGAACCGTAGTTCTATCTGCTATGATCGAGTCTCCGATCTTTAATGAGATGGAGCAGTCTTCAGCCATACCTATCACCTCTCCTATAATATATGGAGACTTGGGGGGTTGGTATTCTTCAGGCATCACAAAGAGTGGTGCTTCTTTGTCTTCTTTCTTTTCGTTCAACGGTAAGATCCATAGGTGTCGGTTGTGTGGTTCAAAATGCATTTTTCCTCCAAATAAAAAAATCACAATATGTTATATTGGGAACAAAATTAACTGTTCTTGTTTATAATATAACATATTGTGATTGAGTTGTCAAGTAAAAACTTTCACTTTTCTTCGTGAGATTTTTTTGCTTCTTGAATTACTGTTCGAACTTCTCTAAGTTCTTTTGAAGCCTCCATGAGAGTCTTTCGGGCTCTAGGGGCTGCAGATTTATAACCATATGACCCTGCTTCGATTTTGTCCAAGTCATCCATCACCTCTTTAAGATCATGAATAATTTTTTCTAATTGTTCTCTCATACTTTTCTCCTGTTAAAATATATCACAGGCTCCACCGCCACATGCAATTTCACCCGACAGATCTGTCTCATCTGTTATTTCAATAACTAGGTCTAGGTCAACATTTTTGACCAACGAGAGCATCTTTTCATATGTCTCAACGTCACAGTCTTCATAAGGGGCTTGGACGTAACTGCCCAAATCCATCGGGAGCACGCTTAGGCCATTGTAGACTCCACGGTTAGTCCACATCCACTCTCCAACAGTTTCCCACTCATCATCTTTGATGCTTACTGTAGCTGAGACGTTGTGAGTGTTGTTCCCTTTCTTGTGGCCGGGCTTGATCCACTCACAAGAAACCTTTTTTACTCTCTCGAGCAAATCAAGTGCTGTTTCGTGGCGCGTTATTGCCCCTTCAGGAGCTTTTTGCGGCACAGATAGGATAGCAGTGTCGTGTGGTCTAAAGCGACAGTCCTCGATGAGCTCAGGCAGGTTATTGACGAGATACGAATAGATTGCTTCACCCTTTCCAACGCGAAGTCTTCTAATATAATAGTCATTGTGCCAAGCGTGAATTCCGCTTGATGTACCAAGAGTAAGAGAAGTTGTTCCTGCTGGTTTAACACATGTTTGTCGTGCAGCCTGATTGATACCGGTTTGCATTGCGACTTGACGGTTCATCTTTGAGATTTCCAAAGAGGCCTCAGTCATGTTTAACTCAAGCACACCGCCAGATGCAATGCCGGTCATTGAGACGCCGATGAGCGCATCTTTCTCGGTTGTACGACGCCAGACAGGTCTAAGGTAATGAAAGTCCGTGTAGGACGCCTGAAGCGTTCCTATGAACGATGCTGCACGAGAGCGAGCATTTAACTCGTCTTGGGTGTTTACATCTGAGACGTTTATCTCAACCAAGTTGCAGAACTGGTTTGGTCTTAAACCAATCTCACAACATGGATTGCATCCCCAATCTTTATCATTGGAAAAGTAGAATCCGGGCTCTCCTGATCGAGACTCTTCGACACGCTTCCATAGACTCATGAAAGTTGGCTTATCAATTCTATGTCGCATTACGACTACAGAGTTGTTTGCTCGTCCTCGTTGAGGGTTGAGTTCCCACCATGCCCCTGCTTTTGCCGAGAGCATATCTTCGTCATCAGCACTGAATAGAGATATAAGGGCGGCGCGGCGAATACCCCCCGCCAAAACCGCATCCGCAATATAGCAGATGATATCATGAACCTCAATAGTAGTGAGTTTGTCACCGTTTTCTTTCGCATCTAAAATTCCCTCTATTTTTACTAGACATTCTCTAAGTGGTTGTGGACCGGGTGCCTTACCACCGGATGTAACTAGTCTCGCACCTTTCGGACGGATGTCTGAAAAGTCAAAACGTAATCGGGATGTGCCTTTAAAGTAAGACATCATTAGAGCCTTCACGGAATCGGCCCAACCTTCGATAGAGTCTCCAACTAGAAACCTACGTGTTCGTTTTGATGATGGTCTATGTATCTCAGGGAGACTTTCTACGTGATGGTGTTGTACTGAATAGCCGACGCCTGTTCCTCCAAGCAGTAGGAACATGATCTCTCCGAACACTCGGGGATCATCTGCAGGTGTGTATGCGCAATTAAAGATGCGGTTTGGAGAAACCTCAATTGGCTTTCCTCCGAACTGCATTGAACGCATAGATGGTAAGACCTGCTTGTCGTAGACAAACTTATAGTTCTCACGAATTTCTTGTTCTAAACTGGGAAATTTTTTGATGTGCATTTGCATGTTTCTGGTAACTAATTCGTCCCAGTTCTCTCGGCGGTGTTCCTTTTCCATGTATCGTGCATACTTCATGTGGACGGTGATGTCCGATAAAATCTTCTTCTCTAAATCCATTACTTACTCCTGTAAATGTTTGTTTTATTTTCCTGCTTTCGCATATTTGTCTTTGAGCATTTGCAACGCATCCGACGTTGATTGCATTCTCTCTGCTGATTCGTCTCTGTCCAATATCTTGATGGTAACGTCAGACCAATCAACGAAAGCATCAAACACAAGGCCATCTGGGCCGTTCCGATTCTTCGCAACGAAAAGGCGGCCCTTGTTCGCTTGCTTGTCTTGCACAGTTCTCGATAGAGAAAAGATAAAGTCAGCAACGAAACACTTGTTAAACGCTTCAGAGATCGCTTCCATAGTGATAACTTCAGCATTGAGACCTCCTCGGTTTGTTTGAGATGCAGTCCAACAAGGGATCTCATAAGACTGAGCAAGCCCACGAAGACCTTCGTAGGTCTCCTCTAACTCATGACGCTTCTCTCCGGTTGCCCGTGGAGGTCGCAATAAGTCGGCATAGTCAACCAAGATCATATCAGGCTCAATGCCTCTCTTCCGTAATTTCTCAATGTGATTTTTGAGAGTTGAAACGGAAGCTGATTTGGTTGGATACTCTTTGATAATTAGAGTACCTTGAAGGTCTTTTACTTTATTGACGATTTCTTTTTGTCTCTCTTTGTGTTCCTGAAGTGGTACGTCAGTTATACAGCAATCAAATCGTTGACCAACTGTCGTATCTTTAAGTTCCAAAGTGTAATAAACGACAGTCTTGCCTTGCAAGAGAGCCTGTGTGGCCAAGTGAACGAGAACCATTGACTTTCCAGCACCTGTTGGAGCTACAACTACACCAAGTTCTGATTTGCCAAGGCCGCCCTTAACAATCTCATCCATTCGAGCCCATCCTGTTGAAATAGGATCTCTTGTTACAGATTCAAAACGCTTGAGTAGATCTTTACGGAAGTCATGACCAAAATTATTATCTGTACCAAGGACGAGTGCATCTTTGATAAGTTTCTCTATTTCCTCAAAGGAGGAAGACTTTAACAACGCTGCTGATTTCATCATTGCTTGCTTTAAGACTTGTTTACGACAGAAATCAATAGATTTGTCCTTGATGAAATCAAGTTCTTCTACTCCGTCAGATGTATGAATACGAGCGTAGAACTCTCTCACATCTTTTTGCGTAGCTTTATCATGGTGATTTAATTCTGTTCGCAACAAAGTCATCATCACTTCGTTATTTGGATGAGTATTATATTTGTTGCGATAGTTAATCAATGTTTGTGCGAAAATTTGCAAATACTTCTTTTCAAAGAAGGTGATATCTAAAACTTCCGTAATTTGATCGAAAAATGGTCGATCCTCCAACATGAGTTGGCATAAGTTTTCTTGAAAGTTTTTTCCGAAACGCATAAAGGTTTCGCTCTTGTTAAATTCGTTCATTTGTCCTCCCAGACTTTTATCGGTTATATAATTATAACCTATAACGGTTCACTTGTCAAGTTTTTTCACTTATTTATTCTTCGAAACACCAACTGCAAGTCTGTGAAGTTGAGATGGCCGGCATCATCAACAAAGAGCATTTGTGTGAACTTTATTTTATTGAATGTTGGTTCGAAGTCATTGATTGCTTTTTTGATGATCTCTCGATTCATCGGCCTGATGTTTGGGAATTGTAATTGCATGATCGCATAGTTGTCTTTGATTAACTGCTCATCCTTTTGAATGTTCTCGTGGATCTTAAGCTTTTTTCCGACCATCACACAGTCCTTTACAATATCTCCGACTTCATATTCGTCCTCTCTGATGAGATAGGGGAACCGCTTCGCAATAGTCTTAAGACCTGCTCCTTTGATCCCCGGTAAATTGTCCGACGAATCGCCAGCGATGGCTCGTGCTAATGCGAAGTTCTTTGGGTGAATCTTGAATTGTTCTACGACAGTTTGTTCAGTTACAATTTTTTTCTGAATTGGTCGGTAAATTTGAACATCATCTCGACATAATTGAAAAAAGTCTTTGTCACTTGATATGATTGTCTTTTTCCAACCGGCATACTTTGGATGATTAATTACTAACGCAATAATATCATCCGCTTCCGTAAAGTCTGCAACAAGTTGGATCACAGGCATTTCATTTAGATATTCCATAAGTCTAATTTGCTGATATCCTTTATTGGCCTCTTCTTTGTCTTCAGGTATATCTATCATTCTTCGGTTGAATCTCACCGGTTTTCTTCCGCCTTTGTAGTTCTTGTTCATCGAACGTCGTCTCTGAGAGCCTTCATGGCCATCCCAGGCTATTATAACCTCATCAGCAGTAAAGTCCCTAGCTACCTTCTGAAGGCTCTTTAAGAAGCCTATGGTGCCCCCGATGGGCATACCATTTTTGTCCAGCTGTGGGCTTATTACATAGCTACGCAAAAACATGTTCAGCGCATCGATTATTATTACATTTTTCATTTGTCCTCCAGACTTTTTATGAAATCAATATCTATTCCCATGGTGTCGAACCACCACTCGTTGGACTTGTCTTTAAACTTGGGTTTGTCCTTGTTTCTATTGTAGTTTTCTACAACCTTGTCTTGTCTCTTCTTCTCCTTAAGGTAGTGTTCATTATCCCAATCTGAACCCAATCTGTAGAGTTCCCTGAGAAGCTTGCGAAACACATAACCTTGCTCCTTGTTGCTTGGGTAATAACCAGAGTAAAGAAGCTTCTCGCATGCTTGGATTAGGATCTCTTCCCTTGTCTCTTCGTTATCTCCATTGACGAACATGTTAAGTCTTTGAAGACCAAATCCGACGTCAATGCACGTTCCAAGTGGGTTTACGATGTTTCCAATCTCGACGTCGTCCTTGAAGAACTCTGTGCAGTAGCCACCAATTTGTCCATCGGTCCACTTGCACTCTTCATCTGGTCTGACTTCTACATCATAGTTTTCGTAAAGGCTTTTCCAATCCTCCATCTTATCCGGATGGATGGTAACGTAATCTACTTTGATCCCTAGGGTGTCTTCGACGAACTCCATCCAAAAGTCAACTGACTGCTGAACCGTAAGAGTCCTGAAAGAGAATAACCCTATCATATCAAAATAAAGATAGTGTGTTCCATCACCTATCTCCTCAAGGTCATTGAGTCTTATGCATGACTGCACGTTTGCTAGTGTTCCCGTCTCTTCCGACTTAAACCTCTCTTTGAATTGCTGCATTCCTGCAGGGCAAAACAATGTTGTATTGTCGTAAGGCCGGACATTGTCGTCCAATTGGAATTGAACTCCTTTGCTAGCACAAAAATTTCTATATAAATCAATTATATCTATCATAATATGTCCTCCGTATGATAATATAACATGTCTAAGGCGACGTGTCAAGTAAAAAGGGTAAAAAAAAACCCCAACTCCGAAGAGAAGGGGTTTATGAGTAACTTCATCGGTGTCAAAGTCCCTAGCAACCTTCTGTTGGTTTCATTTTCTTACACCAATTAATTCTTTAATTGCTTCCACTATCATTTGTTTTAGTTTTGCTTCTGTGAGTTGAAATAAATTGTTCTCTTGCAGGTCTTTTCTTCTTTTCATTTTATCTTTTAGTTGTTTAATAAATTTATCAATTCTTCTCAAGATTTTTTCTCCATTACGGGCGTGGTTGGATAGCGCACCTGTGATCGCTGGGATCGTTCTAGGAATACCAGGCCCTCTATGAAAGTCGCCAACACTAAAGATAGGTGTTGGATTGGGATCATAATATTTTTCATTTGGATGGCTGAGTTGGATGCCCGGCACCCAGCTGTGGAAAATCCTAACTGCTATGTTTTTTCGTTCGTCTCGTGCTTTTTGCATAGCGGCGTCTAGTTCATCAACTCTTTGGTAGTAGTCCGGTCCTGGATTTTGGGACATGTTTGCCCATTCTTCGTAGACTTGTCTTACCACCTCTCTGTTTTCTTCAAGATCCATGATTGCTTGTTCAATAACTTGTCTTTTTGGGTTCATCGCGAGTTCTCCATTGATGATATTAAATAGTGCTTTAAAAACAAAAAAAACCCCAACTCCGAAGAGAAGGGGTTCATGAGTAACTTCGGGATCTAACCTTCTTCGTCCTCACCTTCAAGTCCAAAGTTCTTGCCTTCAGACTCAAATTTTCTTATGATTTCCTCATCCATGATGTCAAGCACAACAGAACGAAACTCTGGTTCTTGCAACTTGTTGATCCATTGCGACTTCTGGAATTTGAATTCCTTTCCATTCGCGTCATAAATCTTGTTCCAAGCTCCCGGCTTAAAGCGATCAGAACCTGAGACCCTTAGTGCTTCCAACCACGATTCTTCATCTTGAATTCCGACCGTATTTCCCCACAAGATCTTAAAGCCACATGTGCGCCCCTCAGATCCGAAGCGAGACTTCTCAACCTTAACTTTTACCTCAGAGCCAATGCGAACACCGGTTCCATTAGTTACATAAGAAGCCTTCGCTTTTCGCTTTGTTAACCAAATGCGTAGCGAACAGAAATAACCGATTGCCTTACCGCCTGGAGCAATGTAGGGCGTGGTCATTGCCTCAGCAATGTTTGAAGTTATGTTGGTCTTAAGCTGATTAATCAACAACATTGTGCATTGGTGATCTGCTAACGGAATAATCAATTTAGGAAATGCTTTCGCAAAAATCCTTGGTTTCACGGCCATTGTTGACTGGGGATTAAAATCACTTTCCAACTCTTTCTCGGAAGAGGTAGCTGCGATTGAGTCCCAAATAAACAAAAATTTTGTCTCCGAATACTCCGTCATCAGGTCTTCAATTGTCTCAAGAACTTTCTCGACGGAAACTCCCTGAACATACATGAAGAGGTTTTCAATATCAACGCCAGAACTCAATAGGAATGCCGGGTCAATAGCAGACTCCGCATCAAAGTAAATGACAAAATGGCCTTTCTTTTGTGCTTGCGCAGCAATTTGACAAGCCATGTAAGATTTGCCTGCTGATGATAAGCCGGCGATCTCAGTGGCTTTCCCAACGGGAATTCCAGCCATCTTACCTCGACAGATAATAGAGTCCAACCAGCGTGAACCAGTTGGAATCCATTCTGTGACAGCAGTAGGATTGTCTTCACTAAGGTTGTGTGCTATGTTCAGTCCAACTTTTTTATTGATGAACTTCTTCATAGAACTAATGTCAATCTTACCTGCTTTGGTCATTACTCTTCACCTTCTTCAGAGCCTTCTTCGGTCTCCTCAGTCTCTTCTTCAGTTTCCTCTTCGGAACCTTCGGATGCCGTGTCTTCTACTTCTTCAGCAGTTTCTTCGGTTGTCTCTTCAGCATCTACTGCTGTATCTTGTTCTTCTTCTTTGTCGCCACAGGCCAAGAACATTGTTATTAATAAACTAATCATTTGTTACTCCTTCGTTTGTATTAGTAGTTTTGGTTGAAGTCGAAGTGACTTCTGTTTTAGGTTGCTCAAGTGTGATAGCATTAACATCTTTAGCAACTTCGACTGTAACGTCTGCAGTTTTTTCATTAGTTGTCTCCTTCGTTTCTATTGTAGCAACTTCGGCTGCTGTAGTTGTGGAGTCTACATTGTTTGTGACTTCCTTCTCTCCGCAAGCAAAGAGCATTGTTAGTAGTAACATCATGTTACCTCCTTTAGTTTTATATCTAATTTTATATTTATTTCTAATTTTGGCATACCAACTTTGTCGGCTAATCCAAGGTCAATCGCTTCTTTAGATTCAATGAACCAGTCGGCACGACCTTTCTCGTTTAACTGTTTGTTAAACCATTTCTCTGACTTGTTTGAGTTTGCTGATAGGATTTTGTAAATCTTCTCATTCAAACGCTTCACCTCTTCTGCACTTGCTTGAATCTCCGAGTTCTTACCCCATGAGGCGGAACTTACATCGTGGATCATCAATGTTGCGTCTTCTGTTATGTATCGATATCCTTCGGTTCCACAAGAGAACAGAATGACTCCACAACTCATAGCCTTTCCTTCGACTATGGTTGCTACCGGTAATTCAGAGTTCTTGATGGATGCGATCATACTCATGAGAGAGTAGACTTGACCTCCATAAGAATCAATGATTACTGGAATAACAGATTGACCCGTATTGTGTGCCGAAGCCATCTTCTCTGCGAACTCCTTCGCTGATTTTTCATCAAACTTGTTAACTCTGATGATGACCGGGCTGCTTCTTAATTCAACAGATTTTATATTACTGTCAATATTTCTTTTCCATAACATGTTGTCTCCTTTAAATAAAAAAGGCACCTGTAAACCCGTGCCTTCCTGCGGTTTATCGAAAAAGCCTAAGCCGCTTCTTCTTCTGAATTTTCCACTGCTAGTAGTGATTTCTCAAGTTCCAATATGAACTTAAAATCCTCACTAGAAATCAGTCGATCAATTAGCAATGCTCTTCTGGAATTTCTACTGTTCATTCCCTTTATATTGCTTTGGTTAAAGAAGTAATATCCTGACTTCGATGGTTCAGAGTCGCCATTTTTATTTGCTTTTTCCAAATCTTTAAGATATTGAACGCTAGATTCACTAGAGAGTTGAGAGTCCACATTCTTGAATGCATTAATCAAAGATTCATAATCAGAAATTACTATTTGATTGTCAACCATGTATTCAGCAACCATCAACAAGCCCCAAAAAGATTTTTGGGTGACTGACTTAGTCGAACTAGTTTTTGAATGCTTAACCAAGTTTGAAGTTAGACTTAATATGTTACTAAATCTGGTTCGAAAGTAAGGAGAATATTGTACTATGCCTTTATTTTCCTTTCCTTTTCCCAAATTGTAGAATTCATCCAACTTGGAGTCTCTAGCGTCTGTTTGATGCTCCTGCAGTGTTGCGATATATGCGATAGCTACCCATTCTGTGTCTTGTGATCTCTGTATGTTAGTTTTCTTAAAACCAGCAATCTTTGGCCACATTTCTGCGATATCAGGTCGTTCCGACATTTTTCTGAAGTATTCAGATATTGGAGTATTTATCGCATTTCTCTTTTCTTGAGGATTCAGTGCATCTCCTGAGTTAATATTAACAAAGATGTCATGAAGACTTGAATATGAACACTTGTGCATAATGGAAATAGAAATAGCAGTATCTCTAAGTGCATCTTGCAACCTTAACGGAAGCCCACTATAGTATTTGTTATTAATTCCAACTTCGGCTCCATCTGCATCAATGAAGGTGCCGATCAAAGTTAATTCATCATCAAAGAGTCTTCGCCACCCTTCAACTCGGTTTTGTCCATCGAGAGACACATAGTCCTTTCTAAGGCCTTGTACGAATTGATATTTCTGCTCAGAGACTAAGTCACCAGAATCTTCTGAAGCGATAAGTCCTGTTTCAACACTAGCCACAACAACTGGATATGGTGTTCGACCTCTATTCGCAGACAATATGTATTGTCGACATGTGTGGTCTGACCAGCACGATCTTCGTTGGAAGGCTCGGTCGATGTGGATTTTGTGTGCTTCATTTTGAATGAAGTCTTTTGCTTTAAAATTTTGCATTTCTGCTCCTATAATTTAATATTAAATGTTATTATCATTCATGTATTATTGTTTTTAATAACGCATAAATAAAATTTATTGATCTTAGCCGGCATTACCCGTTCCCATCGCACACCACGAGGAGGTTGATCTTGTGCGACATAAAGCCGTTCCTTTGATCACGGGGGAACGGCAAAACCCTAACAACACAGGAGGATATATCAGTCTTCACTCATGAAAGCGGCGAATGCTTTATCCACGTCTGCTCCTGTTTTCTTTTTATATTGTTGAGTCTCATTGGAAGAGGACTCTGCTGAACCGTCGGAGGACAGGTAACCATCCAGCAGAGTTTGCACTTCTTCCGGAGTCTTGACATCAAACAAGTTGTCGATATCAGGAACGGAATCCAACAATTGTTGACAGTCTGCGATGCTGTCGTCACATAAGATAGATGGACGTCGGCGGGGTTGCAAGACTGTCTTTGGAAAAGAACCAGGTGTTCCGGGAATTGAATAAGTTAACTTAATATCAGTTCCTGTTTGAGAGTCAGTGATGTCTCCGTAGTCAGGATCCAATACATAGCCCAAAAGGGTTTCATAAGCGGTCTTACCATAAGCCCAGATTTTTACACCGTCGGCTTCGTTTCCACGAACAAGAACAGGTGAATAATATCGCTTTCGAGCGAACATTTTCTTAGCTTCGTTTTTGAGGTTCTGGTCGTCACTTTGAACGCCATCCCTCCAAAGCTTTGATGCGAAATCACAGATGGCACATTCGCCACCGTCGTTTCGCTTGTTGCAGTAAATTCCAGGGTTCTTCCCTACATTGTAGTGAAAGTGGAACTCACGGAACGGATCGCCATCCGCTGTTGGTAGAATACGAATCATTTGGTCACCAGCACTTGGTTTCCACATTGTACTCTTGCGTCCGGAGGATTTTCCACCGTTTTTTGATTGATCGAGCTTAGCTCGCATTGCATTTAGATCTATAGCCATAATATACTCCTATATGGTTTGTTTATTTTATTGTGTTTTATCACTAAGGTAGGCAGGGTTTCAACCATACCCCCATTTGTAATTCGTTTTTGTTATACTATAATATAACATGTTTTGACTTGCTTGTCAAGTAAAAAGTTAAAGTTTTTTTCATAATCTCAAAAAAGTGTCGAAAAAAGTTTTTGAGATTTCTAGTTTTATAAAATTTATGCTCGAGTAGGGATTTGAACCCCACAATTCTAACGTTATAGAGCGCCTGCCCACGTTAGTTATCTGCAACCGTACAGTCGAGCTAATAAGGTGAAGAAAGAGGAGGTGGTTTGATTTCGCTCTCGATGATTTGAGGATCCTCATACGAAACCAACAATGTTATTATAAAAATAATCACATAACCTCCTCTTTCAAATCTCACGAATTCATCTTCCAAGGTTCTCTTATGGAGATTACTAGTCGTAAGAAAGTGGTACGCCAGGTAGGATTCGAACCTACGATGGGTGTTACCCGTCGCCTTAGAAGGGCGATACCATATCCACTAGGTGACTGACGCGTGCTAAAAAGCGGCCTTTTGGAAGGTAGCCGCGAACCTTTTATCAGCCTTGGAGGTTCGATAAAAACAGGCCGCCTTTTGGTAGGTAGCGGCAAACCTTCAACCAACGGAGTATTAAAACAATCTAATGCTTACATCACGAGATGAACTCGAGATAGTTCCAACTTGAGTGTTGGAGTTGAATGTGCGGTATTGTTGACGATCAATGTCCCACACGGTTTCATAGCCGGCTTTTAAGTTTCGTTCACGCAAGGTCATCGGGAATACACCATCTGGTGCTTCTGAAATGCGAACAAAGTTCATTGTTCGTTCAAATCCGGTTTGCGTTACGAAAGTGCCGGTGTATACGGTCATAGTGTTTGTGTTATTTGTGTTTGTCATAATTCCTCCTAGAATATTGTTTGACTATTATAATATAACATAGTTTTGATACCTTGTCAAGTATTTTTTTAAAGTTTTTTTACTCTCTCTCATCAATCCATCGCCAAAATAAAGTAAAGCCGAAGATAAATAAAGAGGCCATTATTACTAATTCCATTTTGTTTTCCTTATTTGTTATACTTATAATATAACATGTTTAAGATGCCTTGTCAAGTAAAAAGGCAAACTTTTTTTATAAAAGATTCATTTTCCCTAATTGAGTCCATCTTTACGGTGAACCAATCATCGTTTGTCTCGCCACCGTCTCTGACTCTCTCTGCCCACTCTATTTGAGTTGCGATGTATTGCCGTAATTCTTCCTCAGTATCAAACAAGTAGCTTGAATAATCCATTCCATCCCTAATCGCTTTCTCATATTGGGGAAAGAGCTTGATCGCTGTCTGATAAACGCTTCTATAATGTCTTGCGTCTTGCAGGTGCGTCTCTTTACTAAATGAGACGTAAACCCTAGGTGAACCAAACTTTTCTTTTGTTTGTAGTACCGATATGTTTGACAAGGGCATAATTTCTGTTGTGTAAGGTCTGTGTCTCGGACCTATCAGTGCATAGCCAATCCAGTTGGCGATAGTTCCTATTGTTCGAAAGTAGTCCTTGTGCTCTTCGCTTTGGCTACCCCACATGTTGTAGTAAATTTGGTCAGTCATTAATCCTCCAATGATCTTTGTTCCAAGTGATTCTGTTTATGTGAATTGAGATTAAATCCCCAGTCACAAACTTTATTTGGACATCTACTCTTCTAATTCTGTGTATCTGTCCAAATAAATTTCTATTTGGACAATAAACAATGTCCATTACTTTAATTTTCATTCTTCCGTATTTCCTCAAGTGTTTTGTTGAGCCGCAAAATGAGATTGCTCATTTCAAATATCTTATTCACAACATAATTTAATTCCTCTATCGGAGTTGCGGTATCGATTGCTAACCGATAAAGTATTTCAGCTTCAGATTGTAATAGTTTTTTCAACTGTTTTTTTATTTCTTGTTTCTGGTTCATAATAATCTCCGATAGAATCTAAATATTTGTCGCAAGATGCAACTCTTGCTTCATTAATAATTATGATTTAAATATCCCAAGATGTCGAATTTCCGCAGAATGTACGTATGTTAACGTTAAACCTCTTGAATGAAGTGAGTGTAGTGTTTGGCGTACAAATGACTTTCCTCAGATGAGCGCCAGATGGCGAATGAAGTTTCCCGGTTTCGTGCATTGTTCTCTCTAACGATTTGTTGGCATTTCGGTATGACTGTCTCATCTGCGTTTAAATCTTCTTCTTCTATATTAATATAATAACATGTTTCAGTAATGTTGTCAAGTGAATAAAGTAACTTTTCATCTTCTGCATCAAAAGAACCAAATGATATTGTAGAGATTCTCGATATTTCTTTTTTAGAATGAAGCCTATTAAAGTCTGCAGCCGTGTGTGAACAATACATGAGGTTTTGAAGAGTTGAATAGATAAAATAATTTACTTTTTCATAATAGTCCGTAACGGTTCCTGCACCAGCAATGCTCAATAGAGTCTTGTTGTCCAATATTAACATTTCTTCAATCATTCCTGATCGGACATATTCTTGAAGTACATTGAAATGAACCCTGTGTCTTAACTTTTCTTTCTTCGAACAGAACTCAACGTCAGGCACCAAATAACATACGGTTGTTTTAAAGCCCTTCAGTGCCTCTAGGACACGTAGTGATGCACCAGCAACCTTACCGGACCCACAAACAAACAGGATGGCTTCATCGTGAGATTTGAGGCCTCTCTGTTTAAATCTGATTGTGGCTTCATCGTATTCTTCCACGGTACTCTTCTTTTCAATACCGTCATCTTCGTCAAGAATTATTATTTTATAATTCTTGGTATGTGGCTTGAAGAGTTTGGCTATATTTTTTCCAGCCTCTCCTAATCCTACTAAAATCATTTCATTCTCCTATTTGTTGTGCGTATAATATTGGTATTGTAACTATCTTTTCTGAGGCAAAGACAAAAACTCTTACTGATGGTAGGCTAATCTCATTTGGGTATGAAAAGACCTCTAAAACCATCGCAACATCACCATTCTTGTATCCGAAAAGCGAACGTTCATCCCATGGACTACTAAAAATTGTTATGAGATCACCTTCTTTCATCTAATTCGCTCAACAGTTTCATAAAACTCTTCAGAACAGGATGTGTCTTACTATTATGGAGGAAAAATACTTCATAAATTGGGTCTCGAGAATCTATTGTGCCGATCCTTACATTTCTCACCAATCCTATGTGGCCCGTAGTATATGTTGACCATGACCAATGAGGCAACGACTCAACTATAATTACTAGATCCCCTTTCTCCATTGAATACCTCAAGTTCCGTGTCCCACATTGGAACTTCTACCCCGTCACTCATAAATACCCAATATAACCTAAATAGTTGTCCGACTTCTTCTATTTTAGTCACAATTCCAATCTCACCGTTCCTATATCCTGTTGTTTGACAATCAGAAAGGACAACCAAATCACCAACTACCATGAAAACTCTTTTAGTTTCCCCAAACTCTTACCCATTGAGCAGTTAACCTTGAACTTGCCCAAGCGGGTGTTCCCAAATATTTCCTTTAATTCAGGGATGAGTCGTTTGTCGTCGGCATGAAGATCAATGATAACGCTATCGTGAACAATCGCAGTAACATGGGATCTTGTTGCCCTAAGGAAACCAGAAATTTTGATAAATCGTTCGAGTGTGTTATCAGAGGAACTTGATTGTAAAAGGTAATTGAGTGCTTTACTAGGGGTAGTTGCAATTGTTCTCCCGAATGGAGTGCTGACCATTTCACTTTCGGCGTCATAATATCTTTCCAAGAGTATTTCTCTATCGTAGTAATCTGATTCAATGGCTGTAGATTCTGGGTTGTAGAGCCAAGCGAATATTTTTGTTTTTGCTTCGTCTCGGCTAAGATCTTTTCGAAAAACGTTTTTGATGTTCCATTCATGAATATCCTCCTCTGGTTGTTCATGTTCTAACAATGCAAGCATTGTTCTAATCTCGGAAGCGTTGAAATCAAGTTCCAAGAACACATCATTGGTTGGATAGACGTGGTTTTTGAGTTCTGTCTTAAGATTTAATATTGGAAAAGAATCTTTCTTAGTTGTTAGTCGACCAGTAATTGTTCCAAACAAGTTGTAATCAATGTATGGGGTTGTTTCGCCAAATTGACTGTAAAGATGCTTTGCCTTTAAATCATCTGCAGATATACAATATAGAGCGAATGAATTAAGGTTGATTGGGTGTCGTTTCAATTCCTTTATGGCCGCTTGGGCGTTTTTTAATAAAGTGTAGTGTTCAGGTCTCTCGTAGTTATCAAAAATCCACTTGGTGATTTCATTCTTGGTGTCGAAGTAGTGAATCAAATGCTTCTGAGGTACGACATCGTAAAAGCAGACATCGTCAAGATCAATCTTCGATGTAATAAAACTCTTGAAATGAGACTTCATCAATTTACTAACAGAACTCCACCGTTCCCTTAAGAATTCTGGACATACAGAATCGAGTGATTTGCCCTCAACAAGCAAACTAGCGTAATCGACATCCATACCGAATAGGTGGTCTGAATATGACCACGTTTTTGATATTCCTTCTGGAATTCTTTGCCAAATGAACTGACCGTCTAGGTAAGTTCCAGCACAATCTAATTTATTGTCTAAAAGTTGAAAAAACATCTGCAGGGTCCTCCGAAATGTGTTATAATAAGTGTGACGGTACTAATAGAATAACATATCTCAACAGGCTTGTCAAGTTATTTGTGAAACTTTTTTTTGTAATAGGTCAGCGACCCTTCCTTGGTGTTGTACCTGTCTCTGAATTGAGATTCAATGAATTGCATTGCTTGTTCTGGTGTTATCGCAAACAATCTTATGGAGGTGTTGTGGATAGATCTCATTTCGGAATCAGAAAACGGAAAAAGTTCTTCCATATTTCTTATTTTAATATATAATAATAATAATATAATATAATCTATACTATTAATATTGTTTCTTTTAGATATATTAGATTTAGTTTTATTATTACATACATATACTTCCTTTAAATTCGGTCTTAGATAAACAAATGAATTGTAAGTATCAAGTAGGTATTGTGATAATAAGTCAAAGTCAAAATTGTTTGTTTTATAGTATTGCTTTTCGAATACTGAAGCAACAGTTAACAATGTATATCTTTCTCGAAACTTTGTTGTAGTTGGATGAGCTAAGTCAGACACCAGCACGCTGGGATTTTGGAGATTGACGGAAAATCCAAACTGTTTGGCCATATTCATAAAGAATGCATAGTTCGGTGAGTTTAGAATCGCACTTTCTTTATTAGCATCATTTGCGAAACCAACAGGAGCTAACTGTAAAGCTAGACCTGTGTTGAAGGCGGAGCTTTGTTTGGACTTCATGAAGCCTGAGAGAGTTATCTTTGAACCAATATCTTCAGTGAGAACATGTGCTTCGAAAAATTTCAAGAAAGTTTCGAATGAATCGATCTTCCTATCAATAGGGATCATTTTTTTCACGAGAAAATCATCCATGAATGAGGCCATGAAATCGGAATATCCTTTTATCGGGCTTTCCCAACCACGAATAACAGTCAATTTTGATAGGTTAGGATCTTCATTGTTTATTAGACTTAGGTTTAAAGCGTTCTCATAGCGTATATACATCTCTTTGAATTGATCACCAACAAAGTTCATGATTTGAAAGTCTTGATTGTGAAAGGTTCTTAAGAAAGACTCGTTCGCGATGACTGGATCAAGTTGCCTATTGACTCTTCCATAGAATGACTTCTCGGCAAAATTAAAATCCACAACTTGAATCTCACTTGGGGAGAATGCATTGAGTTTGTAATTTGCTCTGTCAAAAGCTGTTTTGAGTGCTTTCGAATTATTGTTTCCTTTAAAGTTGCTCATGATATAAGTATTACGCCGTTGGATATTCTGTAGCTCTTACTTCGGAACCATCAGTATTTTTGTATACATATTCTATCTCCCCGTTATTATAAGCGACTATCTCTAGAGGGATGTTTTTTCCACCGATATTTGTAAATGTGTTAGAACGACTTGTAACAACTCTCGTATCTCCATCTACAGCAGAACCTTGAAGGTTCGCTTGTTGATCAGTAGTTAGACTTACAACGCTGCTTGACGTAGCCGCAGCAGTTTGTGCACTTGGTGCTGGTGTAGATGTTTGTGCTTCTATTTCTTCTTGTGGAATGACCTGAACAAATGGTGCACCGCCCATAACTTCTTGTAAATCAACAATTGCTTTCTCACAGAATCTAGCATCTGCGGCGTTTTTGTTCGCGGCAGCATCGATACCAAATGTTTCAATGAGCAATTCATCACTGCTTTCCGGCACAGAATTGGACGGAGCAACAGAGTTGTTCTCTTTATCTCCAGAATAATAATGTTGAGCCTTAACGCTTGTTGTAAATGAACTAGGAGTAAGTGTTGTGGATACGCCGGTGATTGTGTGATACCCACCTATACCTAGAACGTTAGCAAGAGACCTTTTTTTCTCAAGCCCGCCGGTTCTAGGGTGTCCCAGTGCAGTCCCTCCAAAACCATATGGATTTAACCATAGATCCATTCCCGGATAGAATAGTGTATTTCCAAACATCTCAATGGACACGCTATAAACTGAAGATAATTGTAATAAACCGTCAACACCATTGCGCATAAATCTAGCTTCGCGAACATATTGTAAATCTGTTTTTGAAAATTGAACTGTCTTTACCAGTCCCCTGTTTGATCCAATCTCAATATGAAATATCCCACTACCAATGTCTAGTGCATAATCCCCGACTCCCTTGTGGCTTCTTGTTGATCCATTTGGGTTCAATATGATATAGTGAAAGAAGTTTTCAATCTTTGAATCACCAGCTGGGCTGCCCTCTAAAGGCAATCCCGCAGGCTGCACTGTATTTTCACCCTCAATATTTGAAGGCAACCTGTTGTCGTCAGTGTCTAAGATAGCGTTGGCTCTAGACACTCCAATTAGGCTACCGATCTTGTCTTCTTTGGTGTCTGAGTATGAAGAAAATTGTCCGGTTTGAAAAATCAATCTTTTTTCGATATCGCGATTAACACATGCCTCTAGCATCGCATTTGATACCAATGCGTTTGAAAGAGATCTGATAAAGTTCAAGATTGGAAAAGACCTTCGTGTGGATTTTTGACTTAGAACGTTGTCGACAAACCATCTAGAGAAAAATTCAACAGAAATTGGTATATGAGAGATATTAAATGAATTAGTCTGCGTTTCTTGGAATAATTGAAATTCAAAAGATCCCAAGATAATCATCGTGTTTGCCAAACCTCTTGCCTTACCATTGTCTCTCTCTAGGTATAGAGAATCTAAGACCGTATAAAGCAAGTCTCCAAAGAAAAAATACTGAACAAGAGTGTCATTCTTGTCTGCGTCGTTAAAGTCAAACCCATTGCTGTTCTCTGGTAGTCTCGTGTTAAGTACAATACCTAAATCTCCAGAGTTCGCATTGGCTTTGTCTTTGTCTAGTGCAACGGTGCCTAAAATATCGCACTCTCGGAAGTATCCATTGTCCAGAAACTGTCTCCGATGATTGTCGTCTATAACACAGTTAAATATCTTATTATTTTTTTGCAACCTTTTCATGATAGAACTTAGTGATTGCTTCAACAGGACCTCTTCAATAGCAGCGATTGTCTTTTTAGCATCAGTCAATTGATCAATGGTGCATTTTTTCGAGATAGCCAATTCATTTAGTTTCGTTTCGTTGACTAGTCTCTGATGTATCACTTCCGGCGTCGCCAAGGCATCATATCTCAGACTCTTAAGAGCAGTTTCAACATACGCTCTATATGTTAGACTAACTTCGACAGTCCCATCATTTTTAATATTAAAGCTGTGATCTATCATACATAAGTAGAATGACTTATTCATATTCTTGATTGCTGATCGGATGTTAGGTAAGTCGCTTCCAATCCCTTCGAGACTATCCGGAACATTATATCCAGTCTCCACCATAATTCTGTAAAAAGATGGGTCATACTGTCTCAAGCTGGTGACGGGTACTCCTTGTACGCGTTCATCATCGTCTGGTTCTGGTTGAACAATCAAGTCTACAAAACTAAAGGTATCTCCATTGTAAGACTTTCTCTCTCTAATGAAATCCGCGAAGCTCTGAAAAAACAAGGTCATGGTACCTTTAACATCATTTCTAGCTTCTGCTGGATTTGTTCCATTGAATTCTAAAGTGAAACTCTTAAGGCCAACACCATCTCCCTTGTCAAACTCAGCTTCCAAGAAAGATTGGACTTTTCCCTCCACTACCGTTCCACTTCTTCCTGCTTGAGGGTTTGTAAAGTTTTTACTTCTTGACAAGTCGGTATGCATCGGGAATATAAACTCAGTTCTTTGCAACTTCCCGGCTGGATCATTTAGTACCTTATATAGTCTAAATTTTGGTACAAGTTGAGTCATAATATGAGGAGGGGCTTCAAATAGGTATTGGGATTTTTCTGAAGAAAAAATATTATTAATCAACTGCTCTTTGTTTTCTGAAGTCGCTCTCCAAAATCTACCACCGAATGGTTTTTCTGGGTTCGGCCCATCAGGATTTTCTGATGCTTGGCGATCTATTATGTGTTCCTCATAAGGTATTGCGAGCTTTGACATGTTCATCATTAAAGCGCATTGTTTGTAAAATTTTTGCCGGTCTTGGATCTGTTCATCTGTGAGCGTGGTTATGTCGGGTAAAGGTATATTGGCGAAAGCCTTTCCAATCGCATCATCAGCAGCGGCTTTGGCTGCACCAACATTGCTATCATCAAGAAAGTTCTCATCTCTACTTAATTCAAAAGAAAACCTATTCCACAACCTTAATCTTCTTTCAACATCCTTATCTATAGCGAAGATGGATAGTGTTTTTTTTAAAAATTCATCATCGGCTACTGTGGCTCTAAACGAGGCACCTACAGATTTACCATTCGCAAGCGCATGTATGGCATTCCCCAGGAAGTTTTGATATTTATTTAAAACCAGTCTTTCTAATCTATCTGACTGTGACCGTTCCGATGCTGCCTCATAAAGAGACTGGCCGAAACCAGCCAGCATAGCAAGGTTGAATGCGAGAAGGACACCCTTTAGGCTCACTATGAATCTTATGACCTTAGTTGCTCTCACTAATCTCTGAGTGTTTTTTCCTACCTTACCCATCTTGGTTAACTGTTTGAACGCGTTTACACTTATATTTCCCGTCTTCCACTTAGATGATCCCCCAAGTGGATATTGCTTGTTTAAGACCGTTAGCATTCTCCAAGCATTTATTTTGGTTACACCGTACTTGGTCATGATTGCGGCCGTACCTCCGACCAAAGTACTTGTGTTGATCTGCGGAAACTCTACAGGTGTATCATCTTCCGCCTCGAACTCTTTTAAAAGTTTACCGGTCCAAAATGGCGTTTGTAAAACATCATAGTCTCCTTCGGGATCTGGATTAGAGAGTTTTATGAGCCCTGTGGCCTTGTCGATGAACTTGGACCTATTTTCTCCCAATTGTTCTCCAAATGCTGTCCAATAATCACTATCGAAAATAATTCCCCATGAGTCATAAAACTCACCACTGTAGAAGTTAAAAGGGTTTTTGGTAATATCCTTCCCCCTCAACGCTTTAGCTAAGATGTCGATCTGATCATCAGTATAATATATCGCTGTATCTGGGTCTTGGTCTTCGGGGGGAGTTGTCTTTCCAAGTATTGTGGCCTTTGTGTTCCATTTTGTCAATTTTTTGAATGTTTCCAATTTATCAACAGGTATGGTTGTGGCGTGAGTCACATTAACCGTTTTATATTCTTTGCTCAAATAAGCCTTATCTCCATCTATAATTATAGATAGTGGACCTTCGCCATCTCCAATTATTTCAAATAATTTGAATGCGCCCGTAACTGTAGGGAGCACCGAGACCGACGCACTAGCAACTTGTTGAATTTTATCTACTGCTGTGGTGTCCTTGGTTTCTCCTAGAAATTCAGGAGACAAACTAGTCTGCACTTGAAACCCAGTCTCTCTAGACGAGATAAGTTTATCGGATAGTTTTTCAGACAATTTTAACTTGAAATCATCGTAGGTGTACCCTCTGTCTATGAGCGTTCCCAAGAATGTTTCTTTAAACAATTCTCCTACTGTTCCATTTTTCATAGCTTTTGTTATTGAGTCATTTATTTTGTTTTCTGCGATTTCGGTCTTGACCGGGTCGATTTTTTTTAAGATGATGTTGTTGTCGGTATCATAAGTAATGTAGTTTATCTTCTTGTCTGAGTAGACGGAGAGCAAAAGGAGTTCAAAGAATCCTCTATTGACCGGATTGTTCACATCTAACCCATCAGACAAGACCAACCAGTGGGAAACAGCATATTTGTAGTCTTCTTCATTTTCAAAATTTGGCCCAAAGATTGTGATTGCTCTGCCGGCTAAATAATCATCAATCGCCGTTTCTAGATCCGAGGTCATGTAATCGTCGATAAAAAACGGATTCAATAGCATGTTCTTTATGTCCACATTGATCAAGTTGGATGGTCCAGCAGATATTTTCTGCGGGGAAAATTTTCCCATTAAGAGTCCTTCTGTTCTCGTTCTTAGATTTGGGCTCATCCTAACACCTCAAGTGCAACCGCAACATTCGTGGGAATCTTAATCTCGTCTCCTTCTGTGAGGTGAGCTTCCGTTGGAGTATTATTCAATTTTGCAATAATCCACCATAGAGATTGGTCCCCCATGTACTTCGAAGCTAAATACCAGAACTTCTCGCCATTAGACCAATAGTGAGTAATCGTCGGGATTCTATCAATATCTTCTTGCGAAGGGTTTGACAAAACAGGCGTTGCGAATTGCTCTATTTCTTTCACTCCTCGATCTTCAAAGATTTTTTCATACATTTCATTTCTGTTTTTAGCTATTCTTCTTGAGTTAAGTCTTGACATAATTAAGATCCTCCATCATATGGGAACTTAGTGAATGTAGAAGTTACAGGCTCTCCACCAGTTGAATTCCATCCTAAGTCATATTCGTGTTGCGGTGTGAAGTCCAGAGATACGTTGTATACTTTCGGGAAAAACTTTCCTTCTCTTTCCTCCCCTTCATTAAACATTCCCATGTCTATGACTGGTGTCGCACTGAATGAACCGATCCAACCTAATAGTCCTTTTTCGGAACCATTTTGAATTAAGTTTGCGAACTTTAATCGAACCAAAGGTGACTTCGCAAGAGACAGAGCATTTCTAGTGATAGTCGTCGTAGACCCTGACGGTGGTGCGATACTTGTGTGATAAGCAGGATACATGAACTGCTTTACTTTGTTTACTTTGGTCAAATTCTTTTTGGCCTCTGCGATATCCACCGCAGGCAAATCAAAACTCAAAGATATCTTCCTTGAGGTATTTTGGAATGTTCCAATTGGATCTTGGCGTCCATAGACTTGCTCTTCCGTCCAGTTCGAAGACAAACTGTCGTTGAAGGATGTGATGAATGCGTAAAAATCAACACTCGCGCCTGGGATCACCCCTGAGATTTCAATCATTGCGCCTGATTTCGTCGCATAATTATCAATATAACTCGTCATTTAATTCTCCTTAAACTGACATCGATGTGTTTGCAGCAACATCTTTAATATAGGCCTCGAACTGTTGCCCACCGGCTTCCAAAGTCAATTTCATTCCATCGAATACGTTGGACACATTTGCCGTTACGTTCGTGCTTGATGCCGCAATTTTCGCACCAGTCATGTCGAAAGCAGTATTGGAACCAATCAGTGCAAGGTTTTGCAATGTTGACGTAACTTTTACGTCCGAACCCATTTTGGTCAGTTCCTGCATAGCTCCTCTAAACTTCGTTGCGATTCCTGAGAAGTCCGCATTTCCAATATCAGCCATTGCTTTGATTGTATCGGAGCCTTCACTGACCATTTTCGCATTTGATTCCGCCATTTTTGCCTTGCTATCCGCCATGCTAGCTAAGGTCATTGCGATTCCACCACCAGCTAATACAAGAGCACCCAAGACGCCAGCGCCAATTCCAGTTGCAGCAACAGCAGTCACTGCGGCAGTCGCAGTAGCAATTCCTGCTCCAATACCTGCGATGGCTGGGCCAATTGCTGCTAGACCAGCCATCAAACCTCCACCGACTGCGAAGAGTGGCGCAATCACCAAGATACCAGAGATAGCCAACGCTGCGGTCCCAAGAGCTTCTTTTGTTTCTTTGCTCATATTTTGGAATGCGTCCGTTAGATAATCGGCGATCTCCCCAAGTTTCTCTAGGGCAGGTTGGACCATTATGATTAATTCTGTTGCGAGATTCTGGAACTTATCCATTGTCTTGACGGTTCCCTGAACTGCATCGTCAAATTTTTGTTGTGCTGCAGCGTTGTTTTCCATCTCGGCAGCATTTGCTTCATAGTCAGCAAGGCTCATTGAAAAGATCCTATTTGCCTCGTTCATATCTGTGATACCTGCTGCGGCAGCAATTGATTTTTGAGTGAACCTGTCCATTTCTCCAAATGCTATACCTTGTGCTTGAACTTGTTGCACAAGAGTCTTCATTCTCTCATCTTCCGTCATCATCAACATTTGAGTTGTAGACAATTGAGTACCAAGTAGTGCGTTGAAGTGTGCTGCGCCTTCTGCAGCTCCGGAGAATGTGTCAAACTTTTGAACGATCCCGAGCAAAGTTCCAACTTCAACCCCTGCAGCCTTAGCTTGAGCAGCCAAGCCTTTGAATACTTTGATCGAACCCTTTCCATATACAGCAAGCGTCTTTGATGCTGCGTTGAAGTCTTTAACGATCTTATCTGCACCAATACCCAGTTGAACACCAGCCATTGCTAGTTCTGTTTGAGTTTCGATTGCTTCAGTCGCACCCATGCCCATTATTTTAAATGCGTTCTCCATGAACTCTGCTGTATCTGAGGCACTAACTCCAAGTTTTTCCATTTGTGAAGTGGAAATTGCTAAGTCTGTCTGAGTCTGCTTTGATAGCTTGGCGAATTGAGATGTCCCCGCATTTAAGGCAATGATCGCATTTGCTGCACCATCCATCGAAACGCCAAGCAGGTTTCCTGCTCTCTGTGTGTCGTAGAGTACATCGTTAAATTTACCGACAGTTCCAGTTTTTGCTGCTAATGTCGCAAGACCAGCGTCAAATGCGTTTAAAACTTTCATTGATTCGGAGAAGATTTTGCTTCCGATGTTCATTGCGATATTTTGTAGTGAAAACATTGTCTTGAATTTAGCTTTAAAATCATCCAATGCAGCAAGTCCATCAGCCGAGGTGTCTTGAAACAATCTAAAAGTGCTTTCCATTTTTCCTACAAAGCTGTTGCTAAACTTGTCGGTAAGGCCAACAAGGCTGCCCATACCATCAACAAGATCTGATACACTCCTCTTGTGTTCTTCTGATAAATCATTAATCCTTGCTTGCTCCAAGGAGACTTCGTTATATTTTTCGATTAGAGTATCAAAATCAGCACCGAACCGACCAGTCAGAGAACCAATCTCTTCCCCTGCCTTTATTGCTTCTTTGAGGTTATGCAATGCTGACTTCTGGTTGGCCTCGGTTACTTCCTCCAAGCCCTGTTTTTGAGCCAACAATAACAACTCAGCATTTATCATCTTTGCTTCTTGCTCTCTAGCAGCAGTATGGTCCTGCATTGCTTTGGCGGACTGCATTAGAAGTTTGGCTCTAGACTTTTCTAGTTCAAGCGCCATCTCACTCGCCTCAGTATCGATACCTGACGATGCCCCGCCTTTGGAACCCCATGCTTTTTTGGCTTCTTTGGTGAGATCTTTATCATCGGAAATTCCTTTGATAATCGCCATCAGCTGTTCTTTTGTGTATGTCGCCATGTGTTGTCCCTCGTTATTCCCTAATTAGCTTCGAAAAACAAAAACCCAAAGGACGTTACCGTCTCTTTTGGGCTTTCTTTATTTCCTTGGCTTCTTCTTCGAACTGTTTTTTCATTCTTTCAACAAACCAACTCCTCAAACCGATTGGAAGATTGTATGCTTCGGTCAATGACCAGCCTCCAAAGTGTTTCAAAATGAAGAACTGTTCATAGACTCCTTCCATGAACTTAGATGTTAGGCCAAAAAAAGTCCGTTCCAAAAGGAACGTCGACCTCCTGCTCGTTAGAGCAACTCTTGCAAGTAAGAGTCTGTGCGATTCTGACGCTTGTAGTACAACTTCTCAAGCATTTCTTAAAATGTGTAGCATCGGATACGATCATGTTGTCAACGTAAGAGTGGATCACTTCTTCTTCTATGAAGTTCTCAACTGACTTGATCATCTTCTTGTATTGTTCCACTGCGCCATATTCAACTGTTTTACCTTGAATGGCCATTTCCATGATTCTATTTTCGTCTTCGCCATTTGCGAGCCTAAACTTAACCGTGAACTTTGTGCCCGGCATCTTTGTTTGGTATAGTCCATTTCCAAAGTACTGAACAATGTTCATTCCTTCTTCGTCAAGACCACCTTCGATCTTTGGCGACATCAGATCAAACGTCATCATGTTCTTGGTTGCGCACTTGGGACAGTTAACTATGGCGTCGTAATTCGCCCCGTAAGCCGTCGCACGAGCTTTGATGAGTATTGCGTTGCGATCACACACAAGAAGACTTAGAGGGTCAATCTCGGTGTCTACAATGATGTTTTGAAGTACTCTCTCTAGTGCGATCCCTTTTCTTATAAGAGATTGGTTTGAAAGCGTGTCTTCATCTTTTGCGGTCATGAATTTAATCTCAACAAAGTCAATCCCGTTTAGAGGATGGTCTTCTGGATATCCCTGACCTTTTGATGGAAGGTCAACGACCTCCGTTGGAGCCACAAAATTTAATGGACTCATTGGTGAAGCATCTGAGTGCTCTGGTTTATTGTCTGATCCCAGACGGTTGGAATTTCTTCCCATTATACCTCCAATTATTCAAAAGTGGCGTAGTCGTAGGCCACTTCTATTGTTATTTCTGTTATGTCATCACTTCCATAGTCAAGTCTCGAGAAAGACAGCGAAGTCATGAAAGCTCCTTTGACTGTCCATGATTCAACTGGTTCTCCATCGGCATCCAATTGTTGAATTGAGAGTCCTTCAATGAATCCTTTGTTAGCTTTTGCCAAGCCTTCCATGGGATCCTCGCTACTAGGGTCTACATATCCTAATTCTCTCAACTCGTCCACTAGTAGGTTGATAATATCTCCTACGTCTGCTACAATTAATGAGATGGGTTTCCATGTAGCAATACCGGGATATTTGAATTTGTGATTGATAAGTTGATATTCACTGTTAGAAATCTCGAAAGATGGCTTATCAACCGACTTAGCCCACCACCAAGTTGTCTGATCGCCATCTAACAATTTAAATCTAAAGTTTCTTTTAGGTTCAAGACTTGCTTCCGTCCAAAAGGTCATGTATAGCCTCTATTAGTTGTTAGTCGTGAATTGTGAAGCGCTTCCGTCGCCGTGAGCACATTCAGCCCAGTCATATCGCCAAGTCATGTCGATTGTTCTCAAGTCATCGTTGTCATAAGATAAGTCAGAAAACGAAACTCCTTTCAACCAAGCATTCTGCAAGGTCCATTCTTCAATCATGTTACCTTCTGAATTTAAAATTGTAACGATAACGGATTTGGTAGCAACATTTACAGAATTCTTTTTGGACATTGTAGTCAATGCTCCAGCTACATTAAGATCGTTAGCGGTCTTAATTTTGAAACCGGCCTTTAAGACGATATCATTGGTTAATTGAGCTGCATTTGGTGAAACTGGGTCCACTAGAGACATGCTGCAATCAGTCCAAGTCAAGCGACCAGGAAAGTAATACTTGTTGTCCATGAAGTCGTGAGTTGCTTCCGCGATATCGTAAGATGGGGTCTTGAAGTTCTTCGCCCACCAGATAACAGAGTTGTCCCCAAAACCAGTGATCTCCACTTTAAATCTAAAATTTCTTTTAGGCTCTATCGATGCTTCTGTCCAAAATGACATAATGTAATTCTCCTATTTATTAATAATTAGTGTTGATTAAAATTCTACGCCACTTTGAGTGATAACAAAGTCAACAGCGATAAACTCGATCGCACGGGCAGGCTTAACGAAAACCTTTGCGTACAAAATGTTTCGATCTTGAAGATCTGGGGTTGTGGTGGTCTCATCAAGAACAAGCTTGTATTCAGTAACACCAAATTCAGCCTTAACTCCGGAGAGAACGATGTCTGCTTGAGCCTTAAAACGATTCCAAGTTGCTTGGACGTTTTGATCAAACAAGATAGTATCAGCAATATCTCCGATTTCTTTCTTCAGATAGTTCATCAAACGACGAACGTTGATTCTATCTAATGCAGATGCTGATTGTTGAAGAGTTTTTTGTCCAAAGATCACGGTGTCACCTGTTGCAGGGAAACGTGCGATTGGATTGATGTTTACTTCGTATAAGCTATCGCGATCAGCTTTAGTTAAGTGTTCGATTGTTCCTAGTACTGCAGGACCTCCAGATCCACCAAGAGGGTTTAGTCCACCTCTTTGGAATCCAGCAGGCGCAAACCATGGCTGAGAGTCAGCTTCTGATTTCGCAATCGCTCCAAGAGCAGCTACTGATGGTGGAGCTACGATAATAGTTCCATTTCCATTTAAAGTATCAGACAATCGGACATTTGGATAATAAGTCGCAGCATAAGAACTATCTAATCCGGCAGCATTTATTTCACCGACAATACCACTGATGGTTTGAGGAGTATCTGTAGTAAGACCATTATCAACTGCAGGTGAAAAAATACCTTCAACATCGATAATTGCTAATGCATCACCACGAGCCTCAGTTTGTGAAATCAAGTCTTGATTTACTGAACGGTTTGTAACACCCGGTATAGAGATCAAGTCATAACGAATAACGTCTCTATCTGCTACCATGTTAAGCGCAGATTCCATTGAGTATTGAGCGTATCCGCTTGCATCCAACTCAACTTTGTTGAATGGGTTTTGCAACTTAATGTTAAGTCCGTCAAATCCACCGAAGAATGGTGCGACAAATTGCTTAACACCATCTGTGTCAATAAGTGTAGCAAGTGTTATTACTGGGGTTGAACCAGATTCGAAGAAATACTTGCCGCCAAGCTTCTTAACTTCGTCCAAAGTGAACGTGTATGATGCTTCAGACAGTGCATCACCTTCTGCTAAGTGTGGCTGAAATAGAGAGTCTGCTCTTAATTGACCTAGGTCTCCGAAGTTCTCGTCGCCTTTTTGAGCAGCGTAAGAGAGTCCAAGTAATGCAGTAGAACCATAGTCTCCGTTTCTTATATTCGTACCTACTGTTGACAACCCATATTTCGGATAAGAAACAGTTACTGTATCGCCAACTTTGAGTTCGTCAATTAGTTTATTAGACTGACCGTCTGGTAAGGTATTTTTACCGAAGATCCAATCTTCAGATCTAGCAGCATTGAGTTGTGTAATTGCAACATCGCCAAGATAAGTTCTTGGTCCAACGAATCCAACTGGAAAGTCAGCTCCGATTGTCGCTGTAGCTGTAGGCATTTCAACTCTGACTAAGTTAGAATTGTTAGTGTATGTACCCGTGGTAATAACTTTTTTGCCATTCCATTCTTGATTGATGTTCCCAATTTTCTTTTCGATATAATTCGCATCAGCAGGATTTAAAGTTAAGTTTACAAACTTTTCAATGTATTGAGAAGCCTTCATTCCAACACCAGCGATCTCCAAAGAGAATGTAGCATTTGGACTAAGAGCAGTACCGCGACGAATATCTTTGATTCTCACGACGTGATTCTTGTGAAAGTCTGAGCCTTCTTCTAAAGCTACCAATCTAAACAATTTCTTTTGTGCAGGCTTCGCACCGATAAACCAACCAGACTTTGCTGCTGTGGCTTCGGATTGCCAATCAGTGAATTCACCATTTGATCCAGAACGAATCGCTGCTGTGAAAGCAATGAGGTCATTGCTAGCATCTAGTCTATTAACTGCATGTTCAAAGGTCTCGCCTAAGAAGTAGTTCAAAGCATTAGTACCTGTTCCATCTGCGAACTCTGTAGCATCTGTGTTAAAAACATTTCTGATAAAGTTTGGTGATGCTGAGTCGAAGTTAAAGGTATATTCTTGTTCAGCGTTAACGCCACCAGATACATGAGCGGTCCAACCACTTGTCCCTTTAACAATAGCGGTTGCTCCATCTTTAGTGATGGCTGTTCCAAAACGTCCATTACCAGATAATGTGATGTTACTTGCGCTCATGTAAAGAACTGCAGCAAGTGTTCCGCTTAATGCAGCTGTCGTTGGAAGACCGCCTGTAAACGTTATGACTCCAGAGGCAACTGTGAAGAGCAATGTTCTGCTATACGATATAGTTCGAGTGTTACCAGTGGGGCCGGAAACTGCTTGTGTTATGATGAAGAAATCATCTGCAGGATCTGCTTGCACTGCTTCGAAGTCCGCATGATTATTGATAACAGCAACCATCGCAGTTGCCATTTGTGCTCTAGTTCCACAAATAGTCGGAACAGGTCCTATATCAGTAGCGGCTACTACGGTTGTTTTGAAAGTAAATACAATCCCAACACCAGAAGCATTTTCAATAGTTAAAGTGTCTCCATCAACGGTTGTTGATCGACCGGTGTCGTCAATAGTTACCGTCACAGAAGCAGCTTGAGTAGCAGGGTTTGTGTTAGATGCGACAAAGATTCCAACGGCAGATTGAACTGCGCCAACGGTAGTGATTGCGCCTCCAAGGTTATCCTGAGGAACACTCCAACCAGCTTCATAAGATGCACCAGCTTCTTTAATTCCAGCTAAGCGAAGGAATTTAACAGGGCCAACTCCAGCAGCCAAATAGGCTTGAGCAGCATAGCCAGCATATGAAGGAGCGCCAGTATTACCTTCTCGCCATGGATCTTGGCTCTTAACCCCATCCATTGGTCTTCCAAAAACTTCGATAAAGTTTTCCAAACTGTTAACCTTAACAGGTTTCATTGAGGGCCCTTTTCTAGATCTACCGATGAGAAGCAATCCATCTTCCTCAGGTACTAGGGTTACTTGTGATTGGTCGATCTCTCTCAGCTCAATTCCGGGAGACGCAAAGTCAAACTTGGTAGGCATTAATTTACTCCTAATAAAATATTATTTTCCTAGTAAATAGTTAAATAAAAGCCCAAAGTCATAAATCTCTAAATTTCTCACCCGACTTATCCCAAGGTTTACTATCTCCAACAATCACACGCTCTCTTGAGATCTTGACCTCAACTACCGACTCCTTTCTCTGAATGAAAGGTTCGTCGTCATTATGGTCATTGCCCGTTAGGTAGCCGAGGATCTTGATGGTCGCTTTCGCTGTGAATATTCTTTCTTCTTCTCCAAGGTTACCGGAGCTTGATGTACCAAAGTCTGAGTCGATAAACGCTTCATATTTGTATCCACCATTTTGAACGGTGAAGTTTCTTTTTCTCTCGGAAATAAGGAGAGGTAAGATCTGATTCATTTGTTGTTGATATTCTGTTCGGATAAATACTTCAAATGTGCAAGCCACATATACGGGCCTTGGGATTGATATTGTTTCGTAGACAACTTTCTTTGAAGTTGTTGGTCCGGTATTGTCTCCGGTCTCTCTACGTCGGTCAGCGTTCTTAAAGTTTTGAGTCTTGTCTTGTTTAATGACTCTCTTTATCATAATCTTGTTATTGTCGAGCTCTTCCGATTGAACTGCGCCTTTAAAAGCATCATCTTTTGAGACACCAGTTCGTGCGACTGTGATGATTGGAAGCCTTAACTTGCCAACACTATCTCTCAAGTCTTTGTTGTTTTTTATCTGATAAGCTCTTTCTGAACCAAACCACAATACCTTAACCTTCTCGATGCCCTGATTTGTTCTTACGTGGGCATTAAGTGTCTCATCTACAAACCTAAACACAGCAGTGTCTATATTCTCTAATGTTGATGGTACTTCTGGAACTTGACTATCCTGCATTGAATACTCCGTCTCTTGCTCTTATACAGTCAGCTGATATCTCAAACCGGCTCTCTGGTTGTCCAAAGAGAAGCTTGGGCTCGTTTAGCTTGACTATCTCATAGTAGATAGATCCAAACCTTACAAAGTCACCCTCTCGGACAAATAGATTTTGATCTTCAGTCAATCTTCTCTTGTGGAAGTTGACGGTAATTTTTGTCGACTTGTCGAGTGCGATGTTTTCTAAGTCTGCTGTTTCAACACCATTGTAGGTAACCAAAGCATAAACTCTTATTGGATGCAGAAAGGTCTTTTCTATTGCCTCTCCATATAATGGATGGAATTCTGTGTTGTCAACGTCGATGGGAAAGTACAGGACTTGTTGACCAACAACTCTCTCGATGATCTCATCGTTGATCTGCTTTACGAGGTTCTTCTCTTTCTCACCTAAGAATAAAGGCGCAGGTGGCTGTGCTGGTCTTTCCCATTTACCCATCTAGATTACCCCACAAAAATCTTTAGCGGAGTCTTTGAGACGATTGCGTCCATATTGTCCACCATTGCTTTATCTGTCTCGGCAATCTTAGCATAGAGCATTTCATCAAGTTGCTTGTTGAGCTCTTCTCTTAATGTCTGCTGTTCGCTAGAAGCTTGTCCTAGAAGGTCTGAGGCGTTCAAGGAGACCGTGTCTCCGGGAATAGGTATGCTACCCCCAAACTTACCTCTAACTTGTCCTAGGGTCTCTTTAGAGAGCGCTAAGGAGAACCTTCTGACCCACTGTTGGCCGATGGAGTTAATCTTATTAAAAGGAATGTTCTCCATAGGCATAGTGTTCATGTTGTTAACTCCATCAACACCAGAGTCATATGAGCCAGTAGTGAATGCTTCGTTACCAGTTTCGACAGTAAATCTAAACCAGAACTTTTCTGGGGAAACAGCGTCTGGGGCTGGATATAGTACTAATCTATTGTCAATCAACTCATACGAATAATGAGATGTCCTTGTATACAAGTGATCTTCATATTGTATAGCTTGAAGCTTGTTTTGCCAAGGCGGTATTACTTGAAATGATGAATCATCGGCATACTGTCCGTAATTGTGCATATCACCAGTAACGTTTAGGCCACCGTAATATCCATAAAATCTCCACATTTGTCTCGGAGATATGTAGTATACTTGTCTTATTTTAATTCTCTTATTATCCATTCCAGCCCAAGGCGTTCCCTCCTGAGAGCTAGATACGATATGTTGAAGGTCATAGTCTTGTTGTTTTATGACCCTATCAAAGGATGCTGAATAGATTGGTTGAGTACCACCAACCATTGCTTCTGTTGAAAACTTATCTGCGGCCCTGAAGGCATAGTCGAATTGAAACTTGGGATACTTAAGAGATACCGAGTCTGATCCAGATACTTCGCCCTTATGATCAAAAGACCCTGTAGGGCCTCCTAGGGCGCTCCCTAAGGCATTTCGTGCTTGATGTAGGTTCACGATATAGGAATACTCTAAACAGGCTTCCTCGTAGTGATTATAGACGTTTTTGTTTGTGATCTCGATATCAAGAACGTCTCCACCAAGTCTCTTGTATGTGAATGCTACCTGTGCTGCAGCACCTGATAAAAAAGCATCTGATGTGTAAAAACCAATCGCTAATGACTCGACAACATCGGCTTCTGTTCCCTTTTCGGATAATACAATAGCTGATAATGTTGATGTTGGTGTAAGATCAGGAAATGACATATAAAACCCTCCGTCATTGTAAATAGTTTAATTAAAAGTAAACCTCCGAACACCAAGGTATTCAGAGGAAAGGAGGTTAAAATGAAACTTAATTATTTTACTTTTTAGTAGATTTTCTAGAACGCTTACGAGTTGTCTTTTTTTCTTTGACTTCTTCAACAGCTTCTTTTGCTTCTTCAATAATGTCTTCGACTGTCTCTTTCGCCTCTTTCGCTGCGACTGCAATGGTCTCTGCTGCATCATCTAGTGTTTCCTTTACTTCTTCTACCACTTCTTTGGCCAAAGATGAGGCTCCTTCGGTCATAGCATCTAATGCGACTTTTGCGACTTCAGCTTCTAGTCTTGCCTTGTGGGCTAGTTTTCGTCTTTTCTTGATAAAACGTGAGGGCATGATAAATCTCCTTAAATTGATATCTATAAGTAGTCTTTTAAAACAAAAAAGCTCCAAGCCGAAACTTGGAGCCAATTGAAGATTAATTAATTAATCTTACAACAAGTCACGACAAATGACCAATCCGTACATATCCGGACGAACCATTTTCTTACCGTAACGAGTCATAACACCTTTGCGAGGAACGAAGTCTTCAGGTCCAAAGATGGTAGGAGTTGTTTGCAATGGTACATATGGAGCGTAAACATATCCACTTTCCAAGAAAGAAGCGCCTTTACGACCGACCAAGAGTGCGTTACGTGGGAAGTATGGATCAACGATAACGTCGAACTTACGGTTCAAAGAACCAACCTTAACAGCACCGATGTCGCCTTTGTCAGCGTCAGCAGTAACGTTCGCACGGAATCCAGCTGTGAATTCCAAGATGTTCGCAACTTCAGGAGAAACAACTACGAAGTTAGCACCACCACGCAAAGTCTTACGATGGATTTGTGCAGAGACGTCATTGACTGTTTCGATCAAAGTTTCATACCATTCAGAAACAGTACCCGTGAAGTCAGGACCTTGTACACCGCCAGCGGTAAGGTCAGCACCAGTCAATCTATTTACAAATAAACCAGGTGAGCGAGACCAGTAGAAAGTCCCAGCAGTTGCGCCGTTAACCAAGTCAGACAAGATTTCACGGTCGATTTCAAGAGCGATTTGCTCAGAAAGGATAGAAGTCAATTCTACTTCAGCATCCAAGTTATGGTAAGCGTTCAAGTCTTGACCCAATTCTGGAGTCCACTTTGCTTTCAACTTCTTGGTTACCGCTGTGATTGCGATTGATTCAACTTTGATGTCGATCTCTGGAATTTGCGTTTCACCTTCAAGTCCCCAACTAGCAGCACCAGCGATAGAACCAAGTCCACCACCTTCTTCAAAGGTATCTTTTGCAGGATAAGAACCAGCACCAAAGATAGAAGCGCGTCCACCACCAGTAATTACTCCGGCACCGGCGAGTGCTTTACCACCAGTTGCATCCATTTTGTAAGTCAAGGTCAAAGTAAGCTTGTCGCTAGAGATTGAAGTCAAACGACGGATTTGAACAGCGCTAGCTTGATCTTTTGCTGAAGCTCCATCATTAACTGTTTTCAAGGGAACGATGATTGCTCCTACTTGATCCAAGTTCATTGCAAAACCAGAAGCATCCAATGCTGCAACTGTTACGGTTACTTGAAGAAGCTTGTCTGTTGCTGCATAAGTTGATGCGATATCTGGATCAAAGTCGATAGAGGCCTCATCAAAAGTCGAGTGTCCGATTGTTGCCGAGTTAGAGAATCCATCTAATGTAGTAGAGACGCTGGCGATTGCTACATCTGTAGCAATAGAGCCTGTCGGTGAAGAATAAGCTGATTGAAAACCGTAAGGTTGCTTGTCCAACTCAACAGAAGTCAAGTTAACACCACCAGTGATTTGAGAGCCAGTTACTCCTTGTCCATAGATAGAGTCACTATTTGTTTGTCCTAAGCGGTTATAAGCTCCGTTAGGTGGATTGTTTGGATCTGTTCCGAAAGTGAAATCCAAGAAGAAGATTAATCCACTTGGAAGAGACATTGGTTGTACAGAAACCAAGTCGTTCGCAATCAATCCAGCGAATACACGACGAACGATTGGGAATGCAACAGCAGCGAAACCTTCGACAGATCCACCAGCCATTGTGTTAGACTCACGCAATAATTCGCGAGCTTGATTCTCCAATAGACGAGCCATTGAAGCTTTTTTGTTTTCATCGGTCAAGCCTTCTAAAAGACCGGTTTGTGACCATTTGTTTAAAAGAGCGGCACCTTCTTGTTGCATATTGCGGTGTACCATCCCTTCTGTTAGAGTTTCGATAATAGACATTGTAAAATCTCCTTAAATTATTTTTTTATGCCTGCAAGCTTCTGCATCTTCTCTTTAAAAGAATCTTCAGATTGCTTGCTTTCTTTAATGTTTTGTCTCGAATTCAACATAGAACTTAAGTTCGATCTTCGGTTGACAGACTCGCTCAGTGATTGTGGGCCTCTTTTGCTATTAGGCGTCGACCCCACTGTTGCTTTGAGTGTCTCATGAAGTTTTTTAGCTTCTTTCGGAGACTCCGCATTTGAAATGGCTTCGACAATTTTTGACTTTTGTCGCTCATTCAGGGAGATGTCATTCAATGTACGGTTTTGATATAAAAGTTTTGCGTTGGACAATAGTGTTTCCTCAAGATAGACTTCCATCTTGGATAGGACGCTTTCCATTTGATTGTTCTGGTTCGTCAGAAACTCTAATGTCTCGTTTAATTCGTTTACGACACCCATAGTGTCGTCTTCATCTTCAGAAGCTTCTTCAGCTTCGGCTTCTTCGGGATCTGGATATATAATGTTTGCCATTGATGCGATGAAATCTTCTTCGCTTTCATTATGTCTCCAAACTCCTTTGGCTGCAGTTCTAGGTTCAAAATCAATGGGGACCTGCTTCTCTTCGATAACTTCCTCTGATCCTTCAGATAGCATATCTAAGACTTCTTGCAGTTGCAAATCCATGTCGTCTCCACCGTCGTCAAGGATGTCGTCTAAGCCACCTTCGGTATCACCAGAGGGTGTATCCATTCCAAGATCATCAAGACCCCCTAGAGAGTCATCCAGGCCACCATCAGCGGCATCTGCTTCATCTTGCTCTAGTGAAAAGTCTCCAAGGTCTAAATTAATCATTCCATCGACAGGGTCAACTGGTAAGTCCTCCACAAGAGCTGAAATTCTTGTGTATAAATCTTCTGTTCCGGGTCGACTATCATATGCACCAAGTGCTTCGATTGGAGCAGTAGTTTCGGGAGCAGAAGCACCGACAGCCGCAGCAGCGGCTTCCTCTTCTTGCATTAATTCATTTTCAACTTCATTGATGATTTCATCAACTTTGCTGGGAGGCTCTCCCATCTCTAACATTTGATCAACAGCTTCTTTGATTTGCTTTGAATATTTGTCGAGAACGGATTGTTCTGCGTTCTTGATGGCCTGCTCTCTAAGAGCCGCAGCATCGGCAATTGCTTGTTCTAACATGCTAGACATTAATTTATCTCCCGAATTTTGTTTTTCTCCAATAAATAGTGTAAATAGAGTTTAAAGTCCAAAAGAGAGCTCAAAAAGAAAATGCCTCAGCGCTTTCACGCCGAGACAAGATATGTTTCAAAGCTTAATTGAAATTAAGGAGTGTAGTTGTTAGCATCAGATACAGACCAACCTCGTGTCCCGCCATTATACATAGCTAAGATTTGAGCGTCAGATAGTGTAACGTCATCAACCCATTCCACGAAGTCAAATTGGCCATTGCCTTTATAACTTACGGATCCATTATAGTTCTCAGCGCCTATGTAGTGCTTAGTTCCATTAGGGATTCCAGTGTAACCTCTGATTCTCTTGGTGGAAGAGTTTCCGGTTTTGGTGTAAACTTCTTCGCCGTCAATAAACAATTTTACAGTCATAGATTTAGAGCTAGTAGAAGTGTAAGCAACATCCGTTTCAACAGTAACCAAGGCGTGATGCCATTCGTTAAGAGTCAAAGGTGTTGTCAAACTAACCCCATTGCTAGTTCCAATTGGTGTTGAAATGTGTAGAAGTCCAGTATTAAACATTCTTAATCCGAAAGTTACTTGCGATGGATAGTGTTGATCTGAATAAAGTCCCATTTGAGATTGCTCTGGATTGAACCACATTGAGAATACTGCTGTCGTTGCAGTTGTACTCGGTACAGTCATCGCAGACTTCTTGTAATAAGAAGGAGTCGCAGCGGATGTTGAAAGAACTCCGTCGGTGACTGTTCCTCCACCAAACATTGTGAACTCTTCCAAGAAGGTTCCAACGCCAGAAGGTTGCCCTTCCCTTCCTGCAGAGTGCAAGCCGGAGATGTCACTAGCTGATAAAGCTGTCTTCTGAATAGAGACTCCGTCAATGTATCCATCGAAGTATCCACTGTAAGATCCATTCTGCCATCCACCAATTCTAAGGTCGCCCGTAGTAGAAGTGTTTCTACCGGTTGGAACCCAAGAGTGAACCTCTTGCCCGTTGAAATACATCTTGTAATCCCCAGTCGAGGGCATTACATATGCAACGTGATGCCAAGTATCCAAAGAGATACCGCTTGGTGGTGCTGCACGATTGTTCGGATTTGGATTAGATCCCCCACCCCAAGATGTCGTCTGCATCCCACCAGAGGTCATGTTACCTCCAGCATCTGCTTGCATTGTTGAGATAGCTGTGATGTATCCATCCCAACCATTGCCCATTTTTGACACAAGACCGGCATTCCAATTGTTTGGTAATGAATTTGCCTTAATCCACATGTTTATGGTTAAGTCCCCAGACTCTCTATCGAAATCGCTAGAATGCGGTAGAGAAGCATATGTTCCCACTGTTCCATCTATAGATAGAACTCCGTCAACAAGTTGTGCGTTTCCATGCAGAGTTAGACCAGAATTTTCTTCCAATCCGACAACTCCACTAGATTCTCCACCCTCGGATGGGATTATGAATGATTCATTTACCAACAACCAAGCTAATGAACCATCGGACATGACCGTAAGCATCGCACCATCTCGAGAACCATTGTAGACTGGGATCTCTTCGATGTCATAGAATCTTGTATTTCCGGGTGTACCACCTGTTCTAATACCAGAATCCTCATCCTCAGAAGATAAGAATGAAACTCGAACAGTTTGCTCGGATCCTGTTTTAGATTCTAAATAATATTTTTGATGCTGGATATCAGCTATGTATGATGGTATTAAACCATCTGTGTTGTGTAATAAGGACCAACTTTGGCCATCAAAGCCGTAGATTTTGACATCTACTTCATGGAGACTGACTGAGATTTTGTAGTCAAAACCCACTGTTGGGACGAAACCATCCGCAATTTGCGGAGGGACCAAGTATGCAGTCTCTCTTAAGTGTGTAGTTTTTTTCATGATGTTCTCCTTATCTGGTAACCCAGATTAAACTTCCTAGTGCATCAACAGTTAGTACCTTTCCTGCATCAGCAACGGTAAATGCAGGCATATCAGAGATGTCTTCAAGCTTGTTGGCCTTCGAACCCTCTACGGTTGGTGCGACAACGCTATCTTCAACAAAGAAGTATCTCATCACTTCTTCTTTTCCAGATATAGATACGAAGTACACATCTTCATATTGCGATAAATCAACGGCGTATGTATCATGTGCTGATTCGTCAATTAGCATGAAATCCGATTGCGGTCGTAGTTCATCAATCAAAGCCCATGCTCCGTTTTGTTTTCCGTAAATATCGATATTAGCAAAGCCAACGATGATTACAGATTGTGCTTGTCCATTCGCCTGAGCCAACATACCATCAGTTGTTGGGGTTGGCTGAGTTAGTGCAGCATTTGTTTTATTTAATTTCATAGACATTTTATTTCCTCCGATGAATGTTAAGTGTCTTAAAAAAATGGCCTCGAAGATTTCTCCCCGAGGCCAAAGAGCAATGCTCAATAGCATTGAGAATTGCGAACTAATTAGCTATTATACCATGTAGTATACGCCAGCGTTCTCAAGGAAAGTAACAGAAGAGCCAGGGTAAAGAGTGATCTTAGCATCAGCTTCGCCATCAATAACCATTCCAGCAGGAGCATGGAATTCCATTGCTTCAGAACCAGCAGCAGCAGCCAAAGACAAAGTCATTTTGAAGTTTGCACCCAAAACAGGCAATGTAGCTACAGCAGAAGCACCAGAGTTAGAAACAATCTGATGTGCGAAACCGTTAGGCATTGTGATAGAAGCCGAAGCAACCGCATTAGAAATGAAGTTAACAGTGGTTTCACCATCATGCATATCAGTAATTTTGCTTTGCAATTGAGCCTCGACACCAGAAGCACGAGCAACTTCAGAATTCAAAGAAGCAGTCAATGCGTTATCACCAGCAATACGAGCAGACACTTCAGCAGAATCAGCAGCTTTATATGCAGCATCCAAAGCCGAGTCACCAGCAACACGTTCAGCGATTTCATCAAAGATATCGCTTTCAAGACCAGTCTTCATAGCAAGATCAGCAGATTCGTAAGCAGCAGTTACAACTGCATCAGCAGCAGCAAATTCAGCTTGTAAAGTAGCTTTTTCAGAAGCCAACTCAGAACGGATCGCAGCACGGTCAGTTGTTGCAGCACCGAAAGAAACTACATTAGCAGCTTCGTGTGCAGACAATGCAGCTTCAACAGCATCAACCTCTGCTTCAAGAGCAGCTTTAGCAGTAGCGATATCACCAGCAACAGTAGCAGCAAAGTTCTGATCGTCACCGATAGCAGCAGCCAATTCGTTCAAAGTATCCAACATCGCAGGTGCAGAATCTACAAGACCAGCAACAGCAGCGTCAGTGTGAGCGATAGCTTGAGACTTAGCAGTAGCGATATCAGCAGTCAACTGAGTGTTCATACCGATACGAGCTTGTTCAGCAGCCAAGAAGTCAGCATTAGTCGCAGCAATTTCAGCGTCCAAAGAAGCTTGCATTGTAGCAATTTCAGCGTCAGTGTAAGACTTAGCAGAAGCCAAAGTTGAAACATCACCAGCAGCACGGTCAAGAAGCTCTTGAGCCAAACCAGCAGCAATTACACCACGACCTGCAGAAGCAGATGCGAAAGAACCAGAAGCAGAAGCTTCGTTAGCGTCAACGTCAGCTTGGATAGCATTACGAGCAGCCAAGTTGAAAGATGCAGCAGCTGTATCAGCAGCTCCACGATCAGCAACTTCAGCAGCCAAACCATTAGTCAAAACAAGTTCTGCAGCTTCAGCGCGTTGTTGTTCAGCAGACAAACCATTAGACAATGAAAGTTCAGCAGCTTCAGCACGAACTTTTTCACCGTCAACTTTTCCGTCAACTGTGTTGATTTGACCTTGAAGACCTGCATCACCAGCAGCACGAGCGATAAGCTCAGCAGCTAATCCAGCAGTTAAAACACCCTCAGCAGCTTCGGCACGTGCTTGTTCAGCAGACAAACCAGCAGTTAAAGTTGCATCAGCAGCTTCAAAATCAGATTTGTTAGTACCGATTGCTTGATCGAGACCTTGCATAGAACCAGCGAAACCACCACGAATAGCAGAGTCACCAGCAAGTCTTCCAGCTTCTTCAGCAGAAATTGCAGAAGCATTTGCAGCTTCAGCAGCACGGGCTGTAGTAGCTTCGCTTGCACGAGCAGTTGCTGCAGCAGCGAATGATGCGTCAGCATCAGCTTCATTTTGATCTACATCAGCCTGAATAGCTTGACGTCCAGCTAAAGCAGCTGCTTCGTTAGCATCTACATCAGCTTGGATAGCATTACGACCCGCAAGAGCGACTCCAGCTTCGAATGCATCAGCAGACATTCTGTTTTGTGTCTCAAGAGCAAGTGCAGCATCATTAGATACTTCATATGCAGCTTCTTTAGCAACTTGTGCAGACAAACCAGCAGTCAACACACCTTCAGCAGCTTCAGCACGTGTTTGCTCAGCAGACAATCCAGCAGTCAAAGTTGCATCAGCAGCTTTGTATGCAGTGTCCATAGCGGCTCTTTCACTTTCTTGCTTAGCTTCTTGAGCGTCAAGAGCAGATTGAATTCCACCACGAGCAGTTGCAGCAGCAGCATCATCAGCACCATGTTGGGTGATAATTGCAGCACGTGCAGTCGCAGCAGCAGCGAATGATGCATCAGATGCAACTTCGTTAGCATCAACATCAGCTTGAATCGCACCACGAGCAGTTGCAGCTTCAGCGATATCACTGTTTGTAGATGCAATTTCTGCATTCAAACTAGAGATAACAGCAGCAACATCTGCATCATTTTGTGTATCAACAGCGTTGATCAAAGTAACGATTTCAGCAAATGAATCTTTATCAGCATCAGATGCTAATAAGATTGCGTCAATACGAGCTTCTTCGATTTCAACTTTTGCATCAGCTTCAGCTTTCGCAGATACCAATAATGCATCAGCAGCAGCTTTTGCAGCAACAACAGCAGCTTCAGCAGCAGCTTTATCAGCAGCTTGCTTAGCAACTTGAGCAGCTAACGCAGCATCGTTAGATGTTTCATAAGCAGCTTCTTTAGCTACTTGAGCAGCAAGAGCAGAATCATTAGATACTTCATAAGCAGCTTCTTTTGCAACCTGAGCAGCCAATGCAGCATCATTAGATACTTCATATGCAGCTTCCTTAGATACTTGAGCAGCAAGACCAGAAGTCAAAGTTGCATCAGCAGCGATACGAGCAGCAGCTTCTGAAGCCATCGCAGCATCGTCAATAACTTTAGCAGCAGCAATTTCAGAACGAATTGCTCCACGGTCAGTCGCTGAAACTCCAGCTTCGAATGCATCAGCATTCATTCTGTTTTGTGTTTCAAGAGCAAGAGCAGCATCGTTAGATGTTTTATAAGCAGCTTGAAGAGCAACTTGAGAAGCCAAATCAGCTGTTAAAACACCTTCAGCAGCACGAGCTGTAGCAGCTTCAGTTGCCAAAGAAACAGTAACACCGTTAACTGCAGCAGTACGATCTGTAACTTCTTGAGCCAAACCAGCAGTCAAAATTGCATCAGCAGCAACACGTTCAGTTTTGTGAGTGGTTACTTCCATTCCAATGTCGCCATTGAAAGTTTCTTGAGCAGCTTTGAAAGTACTGTGAGCCAAAGCGTTTGCACCTTCAGCAGCAGTAGCTCTTGCAGCTTCAGCATTGATGTTACCTTGAAGAACAACTTCGCGTCCATCAGTGTAAGCACCAGCAGAAGAGATAGCGTCAGCTTCAGCTTGATCAGCATAAGCTTCCATTTGTCCTTTTAAGCCAAGACGAGCTTGTTCAGCAGCAAGTGCTTCAGCAGCAGTGAAGTCCTTAGCAGCTTGGATGTGACCCATGCGAGACAATTTTTGCAAGTCGCCTTGACGGATTGTACCGATGTCAAAAGACGCATCAAATTCGTAGACTACGTCAGCAGCCAGATAGTTAAGGTCCTTGATAACATTGCTTGGAAAGTCAATGTTCTCAGAGGCCATGAGAGTCATATCGAATTTAGCAACTTGTGCGTCATATACGATAACTCCATTGTGAAAATTATTAGCCATTATTTATTCCTCCATTAAGAATATAATGTGCTCAACGTCTCATCATAGGCGGACGAAGAGCTACACATAACTACACCTTAAAAAACTTAAAAGAATATAAATATTAAACAGTTTTTAATTAAGCTTTCGAAACATTGAAAAAAAAATTATCCTTCTATAATATCGCTACTACCGATGAAGTAGAAGATTAGAACAAGAAGAAACTAGATTGTCCATCGGTATACATGCTTATCGACGACCTAGGAGACACAATTGTAAGCTGTGATTGGCCATCGATAGTTTGATTATTAGTTGTTTGAATTACTAGATTGTGGACTTGTGCGTTCGCAAGCTCATCAGTTATGATAAATATTTGTCCATTGATAAGGTTGCTAGCATCAGGCAGTGTAATTATCAGGTTTTGTTGTGATTGGAGACCTACGAAGTAATCACTTGTTTGGACTTGGTAATCTTGAGTTGCTATGACTCTCGATCTAACCTCTATTCCATGTTGCAAGTTTGGAGATATGACTACGTTCCCATTTTGATCAAGAGATAGATGCTTGAATGAACTTCCTTCTGGAATGTTTGACAGGTTCAATTGAGGTATGATTACTTTGCCGGAGGATGGTAGGAGAGATAAATCCCCAGTTGGTTGCACATGCAAATCTGCATATGTATGACTTGATAGTCCGAAAACAGCATCTGTGTTTGTCAATCTCATTTGAGGATTAGAATCTTTGATCTCGACTTTTCTAGAAGCAGAGTTTGTACCCACAGCGATTGAAGACCCAACATTCAACCCTCCACCGATAGATGCTGCATTCGCAACATTAAGTGAAGTTAGTGTTCCTAAACTTGTTACGTTCGGTTGTGCTGCTGTACTAAGCGTACCTCCAAGGTTTGTGGAGTTTACTGTTGTTGCATCAAGAGTTGGAGTCACAATGTTGTCGCTATTGACTGTAGTGTTTCCATTCGTTATGGTGTTCGATGTAATATTTGTAAAGTGACCCAAATGTGAGGACACAGAAACAGAGGAAGAAACTTCTCCAATGTTATTAAGAACTATGTCGCCATTAGAGCCTACCACAAGCTCACCAAGAACGTTTGTTGAGTTTGCTATGTCTAGTGTCGTAGAGTTTGTTGAAAGTGTTGTAGAACTATTCTCGACGTTAATAGAGAGTGTCTTGGTTCCATCTCCAACAGAAAACTGATTTGCGGTTGCTGATACACCAAATTTGGATGTTGCATAGTTTCCAACACCAACTGTTCCACTTTGCATGTAGAAGCTGTTGTCAATAACTAAACCATTGGGAGTTGAGATTGTGCTTGCGTTCATTATAATTGTGTCGCTGGCTTCATCTCCGAATGTTAAAGTATCAGCTGAGACTACAAAGTCTGTAGTGTGTGCTGTGAGTGTGCCCGACACTATAAGGTTTCCAGTTATTCTTGCATCTCCGGAGACATCTAGTGCATGTTCTGGCGATGTGGTGTTGATACCTAACTTTTGTGCTGTAGGCATTATTGAGAACGCACCAGTGGAATCAGTTGTTAAGTCTGTGTGGTGACGTGTTGGATTAAATAAGACTCCACCGTTTACAATTTGGTCTGCACCAACTGAAGATAGTCTCAACTGTGTACCAGTTGGGTCATATATTTCGACTTTCTTTTCGGGGTCGTTTGTTCCGAAACCAGATTTGCCGGCTGAGCCTACGAAAAATCTGTTTGTCGCAACAGCTAATCCTTCATTGATTACTGCGAAATCCATTCCGACTGCATTGGTGCTATTAACATTGCTAAAGTTATTGCTAGCAATTTGCGTTTGACCATTGCTGTTTGATGAGATGTTGAATTCTGTTTGCGCAGTTGGAGTTCCCAATATAACATTTCCATTTACATCCACGATACGTCCTGTGAGAATGACGTCACCCAAGGTTGTGTTGGGGATTACTGCGGTATTAGATGTTAATGCGGATGAGGTTATTTCATTTGCAGACAATGTTTCCATGGCTACATCTTCAAAGAAACCCAATGTTCCGCTAACCTCATCAGCTTTTACTTCCAATGCTTGGACATTTCCCGTGACTGAGAGTAATGTACCATCGAATAGAAGATTTGCTTCTGCATTGACGGTGTCTCCACTAACTGATGTTACGATTCTATTGTCACCTTGATTAGTGTAATAATTGATCGGCACACCATCAAGGTCTCCACCCCAGCCATAAAAGGCTGATGCCGAAACGTTCCCTGTAATATTTAGAGAACCAGTAAATTGGTGCAAGTCATCTTCGGTGTCTCCAAAGATTGAAGATCCGGAAACTTCAAAATGAAATACTGTTTTGGTTTGGTTTTGAATCTCGAAGTTGTGGGCAATGATATTCCCAGACACCATCAAAGCGTTCTCTTCGTCTGACCATAGAAGGTTAGGGTCGTGCTCTAATGCAGTCGTGATACCAGCAAGTTGAACCGAACCTTTAGGTCCGGAAGCTTGCGTACCAGCAACGTATGCCCATCCAAATTCCTTCGCCATTACTCATCGATTCCCGGTCCAGTTAATTCATACATTCTTTCAGCTGGGATTGCAGTGAGTCCAGCGCAAATACTAACATCCGCATCGGCAGTAGATCTTAGAAAGATTTGCTTTGCTTTGCAGTTTAACGTTATTTCTTGTTGATCAACAAGAGTAATTTTGTGATGTGAAAGTGCGTTGTCTAATTGATAGCCGTCTTCAAAAAGTAAAGCCCCAGAGTTAAGCACAAGGTTGTTAGAGGATACTCTATCAAATATTGTTGTTGTAGTATCTGCCGTAGTGAAGAAAGTTTTATAATTATTGTCTTCGAAAGCCCACCAAGAAGTTAGATCCGGAATAATGCTTGAGTTGTCCGGTGATGTTTTGTATGATCCATTATACACTTTTGCAATTTCACTTTCGGTCAGTGCACGGTTAAACAAGTATATGTTTGAATATGAGCCATCGTTATTGGATGATGTCGATCCCAAAGATAGACTATCAAAGTCGCCACCAATCGTTTGAGTATTAACTGTTTCTGTTAGCAATTGTCCATTTAAATAAATTTTTGAATCGCCGCTTTTAACTACAAATATCATATTAAACCATTCATCTACAACAAGAGGACTTGTTGTTGTGGTTTGAGTTTGTGTTCCTCCGCTGGATACAACAGTTCTAATTTCATCTACAAGTCTAGTTTGCACCCTGATGTCCACGCCTGTTCCAGTAAAATTAGCGATTCTTACATCGCCAGGAGTTGGATTAGCCAGAACATCAAACTTCACCCACATGGACAAGGTTACTTCTCGCGTGGCTATTATTGATGTAGACAAGTATTCATTTACATTGGGCATGTTCGCAGACCGTCTTGGCTCACAGAAAACGATATCTATGTTACCAGACTTAGTTCCATTAACGTCATTCATTACTTTGATGTAATCAGTAACATTTGGAAATTCATAAAACTTACTCTCGACACCAGTAAACTCATGATTCTTCATCCATGGTCGACCAGATACTTGATATGACCCCATGTTGTTGAGACCTGTTGTGTAATTAAAACTCATTAGGTTGCCACCCCTTCTACATTGTCTAGACTAAACATTCTGTCATTGGGGATTGTAGTAAGTTCTGCGTATATTTGAACGTCTTGTACGGCTTGTGTCGCTGTAGCATTGTTTGTGCTTGAGATAAAAATCTCTTTACACTTCACGTCAAATGTTTGTGAGCCACTCGATGCGATTGTAACAAAATTATCTTTGTTATCAGCACCTTTGACGTAGTCATGTTGACCAGCAGTATAAGGTGCAAAATGAACACGAATAGAGTGCGCATAGTTTGATTTAACCGTTATTGATTTAGAAACAGATGGAAATTGAAACCTTAATGAGGAAGTTTGGTCACCCGGCATATTAGAGCCGCTAAGATATGGGACTCCACTTACTTGGTATGCACCGACGTGGCTTAATCCAGCTGTGTAAAAATTTGAACTCATAAATCTCTCCTCTCTTTTAGGACTAAATAGTTAATCCTTGTTCTTCTTGATCCGTGATCTCCATTTTTTACGTGCGAGTCTCTTTTTCTCAGAGTCAGAAGTAAAATGTCTGTGATCTCGGACTTCTTGAATGATTCCAAGTTTCTTGCACTTTTTGGTAAATCGTTTGATGAATTTTTCCATCGTCTCGCCTTTGCGAGGTTTCATTTTGTAATTGGTAGCCATTATTTTCCCTTTGCTAATTTTGACCAAATAGCTGAAGACATTCCGAAAGCTGAGATATCAACGCCGGGATCATTTGGTGCAACACCCTCAAGGGCTTTTGAACCATGACCTCCGGAAGATTTGCCTGCTGCTTGTTGACTCAAAGGCTTTGTACCTTCAAACAAGTCCACACCATTGTATGCATCGGACCCGATTGAGTCAATCATTCTTCGTCGGTGTTCTTTCAGTTTTCTTTGCTGTGCTTCTTGATCTATTTGTGGTTTTTGATAAGTGGGTTGAGTTCGGGTTTCGACAATACGTTGACCACCTGTTCCCTTGACAACCTCTGAAATGATTCCAGAGAGAACTCCTTCTTCAAAAATTACCTCTTTGATACACTCTTTGATGAGTGGCTTTAAGGTTTTTCTTAATTGTTCTTTGTTCATTTAATCTCCAAGAATCTTTTTAAATAGATTGTCAATATTGTTTTCTTTTTGTTCTCGCAACTTTGTCGAGAATCTAGTTGGCTTTCTAGAGCTTTCGCCCGGATAAACATAGGCATCTGGGGTTGATGGTTCGGACACGATATCAAAGCAAATTAGTTGGAAGTCTTCTTCTACAACTGTTGTTCCCATAGATTCTCGAACAGATCCAAGTCCACGAGATGAAATCCCAAGCTTAACACCAGCATTGATGAGGTCCTTTAGGATTCTACCGCTAGGAGTGTCTAAGACCTTGATCTTGCCCATTACGTCCTTGCCTTCCCACCAACAGTCTGTGACCATGTGAGAAACGTTCTTAAGGTTAATTACGGAGTCATCAGGGTGATCTAATTCACCACACGCTCTGTTGTCTTTAACGATAGCCATGTAATTATCCATCTCTCTCTTGAGAACTTTGTGTGGATACTTACGACCGTTTCCATTCTTTTTGTCCGCAGTCTGAATCCGACCAGTCAAGTAGACCGCGCCATCTTCAACAACTTCTCTCTTTTCTCTTTCAGTTAAGAGATCAAGGCACCTTCCATCCGGACAAAGCGCATGGAACTCTCTTAGTAATTGTTTAGACATTCTTCTCTCCATTAATAAAAAAGGTGGGCAGAGCTTAGCTCCACCCTTAGCAGGCGTTACCTGCCCGAGCTACGATCCGCTGCAACAGCGACGGACGGGTTGTAAAACCCAGCGCTTAATCATCGACATAATCACCTCCTGATCTCGACGATAGCCTTAGTCCAAAATCATCGACTAAGACCGAAATTAAATAAGATGTACCAGCTGAAACGCAGCCAAGAACAAATGCATTCCCGAAAGAATACTCGAAACTAAATAGTTCAGTAAATGGGGAAAGGAGCATTAAAAACCAACCTACATGAAAGCCTACACACAATGGACAGTTCCACAGAGTGTTCCACTTCTTTGTATAATCCTTCTTGGGGCGGATGTCTTCGAAGATTTTACCATGCACAATCATGAAAGTCATACCGTATGCTGCTAAAATAAAATTTAAAAGTTCCAAGTGAGCCTCTTGTAGTCAATCGTCGTATTCATCTGTAAAGCTCTTGAAGGCGGCTTGGTCTAAAAACTTATTAAACTCTCTCTCGCTCATGAATCCAGAGTCAA